AACGTAGTCGCATACTTAGAGAGAATATGTATAAGGAAAAAACAAATGTTTTATCATATTACATAATAAAAACCATAATGATTAATAATTATCAAGGGTTTTTATCATGGTGTAAAACTAATAATTTTTCTCTCTTGCAGTTCAAAAAAACTCTAACAAATCAGAAAGAATTCTGTAAATTTGTAGAAAAGAACTATAAAACCACAAGCATGTTGAATAACATCTCTGAAACACAAAGTTTTTTAAATAGTGTTAACAAAAAAAGAAAAAACCAACATTTATATTATATTTTATCGAATTTACGTATGAGTATTTGTGAATTGGGTTAAAACCGAATTTAAATTAACAAAATTTCCCTTCATTAAACATTTTTAAATGTGTTCTGCAGTAAATTTCTCCTGGTAAACATTTTGCAATACACATATTATTACATTTACCTTTTTTAGCACATACATACCTATAGCTACCGTTTCCAATTGAACGTTTATTAGATTTCCAAATTTCGCTTGCTTCATCAAAGTCAATATTGACTTCATATAATTGTGATTTTTGATATTTAGTTTGACTTCTTGTCTGCATTTTGTATTTGTTATATTATTACATTAGAGAGAATAAAGCATTTCAATTTTTTTTTAAATTAAAAATAATCATAAATAAATATCTTCCAATTTTATTAATCTTTTAAAATAAAATTGAAAAAATAAATTAACATAATAAATAAAACAACATACAATACTATAATACCAAAAAAAATGGGAATTAAACATTTAAACAAGTTTTTGAAAGAAAATGCAAATTCTTCAATTAAATTCGTAAATATGAGAGAATTTGCAGGTAAAAGAATAGCGATAGATATTAGTATATACATGTACAGGTATGCATCTGATGATAATTTAATTGAAAATATATATCTTATGTTATCTGTATTTAGGTTTTATAATATCGTACCTATATTCATATTCGATGGAAAACCGCCTCCGGAAAAAAAAGAGCTATTAATTAAAAGACGTGAAGACAAGAAAGACGCCGAAGAAGAATATAATAAGCTTAAAAATATTTTAAACATTAATCAAAATATGGAAGAATCTGAAAAACAAGATATTATCTCAAATATGGACATGTTAAAAAGAAAATTTGTTAATATTAGTAAAACAGATATTGAAAACGTTAAGAAGTTAATCAGAGCATATGGTGCAACATATTATGACGCCCCAGGTGAAGCAGATGAATTGTGTGCTCTTTTAACTATCAAAGAAAAAGTATGGGCTTGTTTGAGTGAAGATATGGATATGTTTGTATATGGTTGCCCAAGAGTAATTAGATATCTTAGCTTGTTAAATCATACTGCTGTTCTGTATGATATGAAAGGAATTTTAAATGAATTAGGTGTTACTCAAAAGGAACTGAGAGAAATTTGCATAATATCTGGAACTGATTATAATAATTTAAATGATTATGGAAATAATTCACCAACGCTTTATACAACATTAAAGTATTTCAAAAAATTTCATAAAGAAAAGACAAACATAAATTTTTATGAATGGTTATTGGAAAACACAGAATACATTAAAGACTACAATTTATTATTAAAAATTTATGATATGTTTGATTTATCCAAAAATCATTTTAACATCCAACTATTTAAAGATATTAAGATTCTTAATGGTCAAATCATGAAGAATGAAATACATGATATTTTAAAAACTGATGGATTTATCTTTCCTTTAAAAACATAAGTATAAATTTTTTTTTGCTTAAAAACAAAATAACATAATATATAAATGTTAGATTTATATAATAATAAATATGACAGGAAAACTTTGAAAGAAAATATTTATGCAGTTAAATTAATTGATATACTTAAAACACAAAAAATTGATGTTACATTTGCTGTAAGATATATTTTAAATGCAAAGTATCAAATTCAAGATGATGATACTAATATAACATCTCCAACTGTTTTAAAATACCAACCACATATAACTTATGAGGATTTACAAAAAGCTTTATTCGATTATGATTCAGATGATGATAGTATCGATGATTTTGAAACTGTAGCAAATAGAGATAATTAATTTTTTAAATAAATACTGATGTATCTATATTTGCAAAAGTTCCTGATGAAAATTGAGGTATCTGGTCGTACTCCGAGTTTTTCAATAAATCACGCATTGTCTTAATAAGTTCTCTCCAATTACAATTTGGTTTTTGATTTAATGATTCTAATAAAGACCAAGTCATAGCTCCATTAGCTTTATTATTTATTACAGCATCTGCACTTGTTTGATAATCACTGCATCCACTTATCATAAATACATTACCTAGTGTTTCTAATTCTTTGTTATTTTCACTGTAATTATCATAATTAAGACTATCCATATATTGATATCTTAAATCAAGAACAGACCCACTAAAACAACTATCAAACATAGCAAATAAAGTTACATTTGCTTTTAAATTTTTTTGAATTATTGTTTTAAGTTCATCGTCAACAATTGGTTTTAAATCGCATGGTACTATTAATTGGTCATAACCTGTATTTTCATCTCCATTTTTATCAATATCATATGAGCCATGACCGCTATATAAGAAAAATAATAAATCTCCTGCTTGAGAATTTGATAACAAGTTTTTAAACTCTAGTAAAATATTATCTCTTGTAGCTTTTTTACTTGTTAAATCAGTCATAATATTTATATTTGTGAATCCATTTTTAGATATTCTCTCTTTAATACAATTAACATCATTAATGCAACCATAAAGTTCATTTTGTGTTCCTTTATAATTTATACCAATTAATAAAGCCTTTTTATTTCCCTTAATTGAAATTGTTTTTGGAACATAGTTTTTAATAGATTCAATATTTTTATTTAATGTTAAATTTAATGCATTTACATTAGAATTATATTGATTTATTAAATTACTTATTTGTGTTTGTTTTGTTTTCGCATTTTGTCTAGAATTTTGTATATTTTTAATATTAACTGCCAATGCTGAATTTAAACGTGATATATTTGATTTATAAATATTTTGTAATTCATTTATTCTATTCTGTTTGTAAATAGTCAACTCTAAACTCATTATATTATATTTTAATATAATAAGTATTTCAGAAATATTAACTCTAAATTATGTAGTCCTTTTGGACCATATAATTTTTATTTTGTTTTTTATTTTGTTTTTTATTTTAATTATAAATAATATTAATTATTTAAGCAGTAGCCTCAACCTTGGTAGCCTTGGCGAAGTGAGGAGACATGTACTTTTGGAGGTTAAAGTAGGTAAGCTCATCAGTCTTCTTAAGCTTAAGAAGGGCAGCAAGCTTGGAATCAGGATTAATCTTGCGACCATTGTCCTTATCTTGGAGCTTGTGAGCACGGATGTAGGTGTTAATTTCACGGGTGACATCTGTGCGAGCCATTTCGGTTCCCTTCTCCTTTCCAAGGAAAGAAGCAAGCTCGTCAGAAATCTTGGTGGGCTTGACAAAACCAGAAGGAGCACGGTTTCCGGCCTTGCGCTTACGCTTGGATGATTGCTTTTGGGCAGTCTTGACCTCACGAGACCATTTCTTCTCAAGAGTTCTGTACTCAGCCTTCAATGAAGAGATGAGGACACCAAGTTGTTGAAGCTTGGCAAGGAACTCAACTGATTGCTCAGCAAGAGGAGCCTCAGCATCGGCAGCAACAGCCTCAGAGTCGGCAGCAACAACAGATTCAACAACAGGAGCTGAAGCATCGGCCTTAGGGGCCTTAGGCTTTCTAGCTTTCTTCTCTACTGCAGGAGCAGCAGATTCAACAACAACGGGGGTAGGAGCAGCGACTTGTTCAGTCTCAGTAGCAGTCTTAGAAGTAGTTTTCTTAGGCATCTTATTATACTATACTCTATCAGGATGCTTTTAAGTAGTTTTTAAGACAATAATATATATTGTTAGCATAATATGATTATAGGCTATATTATTCCTAATTATTTGCGGCCCTACATAAAATTAAAAGTATCCAAAACTCTGAAAAAGCCAAGGTAAAGATGTAGCAGCAGATTCATTGACTAAAGTTAAGCTTCCTAGTACATAATAAGCTCCTAAAGCTTTACTATCTTTGTCCGCACCGCTATTTACTAATTTTTCTAAAACTTCTAAAATAACTTTTTTAACATTGCTCATATTTTCTTCTGTGTGAATATAAGGCATACTTAAATTTCTAAATGGGTCTCCATTTGGAGGACAAATATTTCTTTTTGTTTCCGTAGCTAATTGTGCTCTGTAATTCCAAATATCACATAATTCTCTTACAAATTTTATAAGTTGATTTCTAGTCAAAGAGAGAAACCATTGAGGATTTGAATAATTTCCTAAAGCATCTATGTTTTGAAACAATGATAATGCTCTCAATTCAATTGCTTTTTCATTTGAAATATTTTTTATATCATCATCAAATTGAAGGTTCACATTTATTTTTAAAATCTTACTTAAACGTACAATTGATTTAATATTTTTTAAAACAAACTCCGGAATAGCTGTTCTGTTGTAAGGATTATTATTATTTTTTGATTTTAAAAACATGTTGTAGAGAGAAGTTATATCAAAACCATAAATAAATTCATCTTCATCCTTATAACTTATAAATTGATGAAAATTAATTTCTTCTACGGGTTCCATAGAGACAAAATCATCCGTATTATTACATAATTTTCGGTTAATTGCCGCCGGTCCATGTAAAGATTTATATTTTTTTACTAGCATTCCTCTAAAATTTTTTTGTATTTTGATTATAAATGATGAAAAGTATAAAAAGGAATATATACGTATTATCAATTGATTTTTATTTCCAGTAATTTTTAATTTGTAATTCTTAGCTATCATTTTAAGTTGAGACAAATTAAAGTTATACTTCATAATATCATTATAATTTTTTATAGTTGGAATACTTATATTTTCATCAGTTATTTTTAAAGGTTTCTTAAATACATGCATATTTTTTGTGCAATTAGATGTAATACAGTTCATATATTCATCTATCAAACTTTCTTTGCTCTTATTTTTTTTTAAAGTATCGTTCATATATTAATAATATATATTTTTCTTTTTGAGCTGTTTTTTTATATTATTTAAAATACAATGCTTATCATATACCGTAAGCTTAAAAAAAGGAACCAGACCATATTTACATTTATATTTAAAAAAAAAATTGATTTAAAGATAAGCCAATAATGTAAAGTATACTAACACAATGTCTAACGCAATCATCGACGGAACTAATATTGATACCAGTGTATTCTCATACTCTGCTCCTAAGGCAAACCCTTCAGGAGGAAAAGTTGTTAATCTATATAATAAAAATTTTAAGGAATCGCTTACTTTGTCAACACCTTTAATGCTAACATGGGGAGCTCAAGAAGGTATGGACCAAGCTAAGAACCCAACTGGAAAATTTACTATGTCTCTTCAATTTCCTAGCAGCGATTACAGTAATGCTGATGCTGAGGCTTTCTTGACTTCTATGCGCGCATTGGAATCTAAGATTAAGGCCGATGCTTTGACTTATTCTAAGGAATGGTTTGGAAAGGAAATCAAGAGTGCTGATGTTATGGAAGAGAAATTTAATGTTATGCTCAGACATCCTAAGAAGGAAAAGGGAAGCATTGAGCCTGATTTGAATAAGCCTCCTACTCTTACTGTTAAGATTCCTTGTTGGAAGGGAGTTTGGCAATCTGAGATTTATGATGAAGAAGGAAGTCCTTTGTTCTTGAAGGGAAAGAGTTCTCCTCATATTACTCCTCTTGACTTCTTGAAGCCTAAGACTCATGTAATCTGTTTGATTCAATGCGGTGGTCTATGGTTTGTTAATGGAAAGGTTTCGGTCACTTGGAACTTGAAGCAAGCTATTGTTCAAAAGCCAAAGACTTCTTCAATTGTTGAAGGAACTTGTTTCTTGAGACCTAAGGCAGCTGAAGTTGAGAAGCTAAGAGCTCTTCCTCCTCCTGAAGAAGATATTGACCCTGAAGGAGCTGTTGCAACTACTATTGTTGAAGATTCAGATGATGAAGAGTTTGAGTTGCCTCCTCCTGCTCCTGTTGTTCAGCCAGTTGTTGAGAAAGTTGTTGAGCCTGTAGCAGTAGCGGCTCCTGAACCTGAAAAGAAGAAGCGTGTTGTTGCTAAGAAGAAGAGTGATGCATAAAAAATAAATATAAAAATTTGATATAAATATTATAAAAATATAAATAAAAATATAAAAATTTTTTCTTTAATTTATAAATCTTTTTGGGTTTATAAATTAAAATACTTTTTATTAAAATTAAAAAATTGATTTAAAATACTATTTATATAAACTTATATAATTTACAAAATGCAAAAACTTCCCAAAGCTACATTGAATACATTAATTGAATTTGTACCTAATAATGAAATAGAAAAAAATATATTTGATAAATTAAATAAATCTGTTTTAACCCAATATTTAGATGATTCAAAAAAAGAATATTTTAATGGTATGTTTTATTTAGGTGGTCAAGTGAAAATGTCGCCAAATGAGGAAATAACATTAAATAAAATTTTTGAAGTAAGAGAGATTGATAGAAAAAGAGAGATTGAATATGGCGGTCCTTGTAATTCATGGGAAGCTGCAAGTATAAATAATCATAGAGGACTTTTATATCAAATGGAAGAAATAATAAAAGCTTACACAGAAATAAATAATTTAAGAAATCAAGAGGAAATTGTTTATAATTTATTGCCTCCAAATCCACCAATATATGATATAAATACATGTCAACAAATTAACAATACGACTGAAAACTATATTGATGCAACTACGATTTGTAGTGATAATTAATTAATACTAATTTTAACAATTATATCTGTCTTTTCTGATACATCATATATATTTTTTTTTATTTTTGATAGACCTGCATTTTTAATCCTATAATATTGTTCTCTCTTCATGTATAAATTAGAGAGAGGAATAGTAAAATTTTTATCACCTATTTCTATAGCAACAAAGCCATCATTTACTATAATATCATGTACATTATAATATGCTGATATCTCTTTTTCAACACAAATATTGTTATCATCATCAATTGTTATACCATTTGGAAGCTCAGGTTCGCATATTACCATTATTTCACATCCAGAACCATCAAAATATGATTCATTATGCCATAATGGTACTAAAAATAAATCATCATTAACATATAATTTATATAAATTGTTGTTTAACAAATCATTTATACTTGGATTTAGTTTATATACTTCAACATTATTATACTTTTTAACAACAATCTCTCTAACTACATCTAAAATCTCTTCACTAATATGAAGTGTAGAACGATTATTAGAGAGAAAAGTATAAATATTTAATGCAGTATTTTTATCTAAGTCATCAAATAATTTGGCTGATATTTTTTTACCAGTTGTCATTATATCATTAACAATTTTAGACAGTATATCATTATACTTTCCTTCAAAAACAGTTTTCATAAAGCTTCTTAGAATATTAAAGTAGAGAGAAGATTCTTGTGTATCTTCTTCAGAATTAGTACTTTCTTCTTCTAAGTCTTCAGGATTTAAGTGTTTCATTTCTCTCTTCAAGTAATGGTAAGCTTCATTTATTTTTTGAAATTTCTGATTTGATTCAGGTGTGTTTCCATTCTTATCAGGATGATTTCTTAAAGCTAAACGTCTATACTGTTTTTTTAAGTATTCTGAAGTAATATCATTATAGCCAATTTCAGACAAGTCTATTTCTAATATTTCAAACGCTTCTTTATAATTCATTAAATTTTATGAATTATAAACTTTAAGTATAAAAAAGTAATAATTAAATTTTATATTTCTTTATTATATAAATGGGTAAACTTAAAACTAGTGCAATAACTTATAGGAGAGGCGTACCAAATAATAGCTCAGCTTTTTTCTTTGTAGCACAAGCAAATTGGTCAATTCCTCAGCCTGTAAGCAAATTTAGACTAAATAATGTTCGTACAGTTCCACCTCCACCTGGACCCCCTTATTTAACAACGTTTAAATTTTTATCTGGTCCTGACCTAACTTCTAGCGATGCTACACTTACATCATCATCATATGGTACTCGCGCAACTGCATTAACAAGTGTTATTGTTGGAACAAGTTGCACATCTATTGGAGAAGGTTGTTTCCAACAATGTGGAAGTTTAACTTCTATTACAATACCAAATTCAGTTTTATCTCTTGGAAATAATTGTTTTGCACAATGTGGAAGTTTAACTTCTATTACAATACCAAATTCAGTTACATCTCTTGGTAATTATTGTTTTTGGGGTTTACCAATAACTTCTATTATTATTCCAGATTCAGTTTTATCTCTTGGTAATTATTGTTTTTTATCCTGTTCTAATTTAAATTCAATAACACTTTCAAATTCACTACAAACTATTGGTAGTAATTGTTTTCAAAATTGCAATGCATTAAATTCGATTACAATTCCTAGTTCAGTTACATTTATTAATAATTATTGTTTAAATCAATGTTATGCATTTAATAACCTTACATTTGAGAATCCATCAAATATCAATCAGAATATAACTAATATGTTAGCAAATATAAGTATTCCAATCACAATAACATTTTACAATACATCTGGATGGGGTGCCCTTAATTCATATGTAAATAGTTATTTTGTTGACCCAAATGCAGTACCACCAGCACCAGTAAAACCATCTAATTGGACATATAATTTTAGCCCTAATCCACCTCCTTAAATTAAAAACCATGTATTAGCTTTGCTAAATATAATAGATAATTTTCAACATGATATATTGGTCTATAATTATTATTATAATACTGAAAGAATGTGTATGTTCTAATTAGTATCTTTGACATATGTTCCTTCTTAATTTGCTTTTGTTCAACAAGTGAAGAGAGAATATACCAAATACAATCACTTATATCTAAGTTATAAATAAATATGTCGTAAAGCACATCTCTAAATTTAAGGAACTGAAGTTCATTTATGTTCAACAAGCTTTTTAAAATTTTATTGCAAATAATTTTATATTGCAACATCAAATCTTCATTATAAATATGTAGAATCTTAATATTTGTGATGTTTTCAGGTTTTAGCTTCGCGGGCAATTTTGTTTTAACACATTTTACATAAGAAGTCTTTGTGGGTCTACTTATGTTAATTATTTCACAGCAATTTAGTATGTTATCCGGTATAAAGCTTAGCTCCTCGCTAATAACTATAAATTTTAAATCAATAGAAGTATCATTATTTTTTTGCATATAACTATAAAAATTTTCTAATAATTCGCTATGTATATCATGAAAATATTTACAAACAATAATTCCAGACTTGTCTGTTTTTGCTGATATAATATCTATTATTTGTTGATAAATTTCATGCCAAAGTAGTTTTGAATTACATCCTAAGAGAGACATGTCAACTTCATAATGGATATCACTAATTTTAAAAAAATACTGTTGTTTGTTATAAGTTAAACTTATTTTTTTTTCATATTTTAAATCTGTTGGACTATATTTTTGTATCGATTTTAACATTTGTGTATATTTACCAGTTCCATTTGGCCCAAAAAAAATTAAGTTTTTTAAATCATGAATGTTTTTTGGAAATTTTTCGTATATTTTATTAAGTTTTGGATGTAAATTCTCTCTGTTATGTTCATTTATATATTCTTCAAAATGGGTTTCATAAAACTTCATTACTATTTATAACAAATATTCTTTATTTAGATTATAAACCAAATATATATTGAAATAAATTCTTATTTCTAAGAATAGAAACTTTTTTTTCAATTTCTATATCAGTAAACGTATAATTTTTATATGAATCCTTCTCCTTAACAATTTTGCTCCTATCTAAAGTTAAAATATAATTTTTTTTATATTTAATAAAATTATGTACAGGAAAAGCATCATTATTTAATAATAATTGGTCTCCTTTTTTTATATCTTTTATTTTAACAGTTATATGTTTTTTACCAAAATTTAACATTGTTATTTATGTTAATTTATTTATGTAATAATAATTTCTCAATTTTATTTATAAATAATCGTGCAGATATATAACTTAAAAACATAATAAGATATATATCAGTTGTATGAATATTGTTAAAAGAATTGACCAATATGATGATAATAATATATTTTTTTGTGAACCAACCAAAAATAACGTTATGAATGAAGGAAATTTTATTAGAATTCTTTATTCAACAAATAATTTTGTTTTAAATGGTATTTATTTACTTGTTACGTTTAATGATATAATTTGTGAAAAATATTATTCTAAATATAGATGCTGTTTTAATGTAAATACTCATTCTGATGTAATTAATAATATCAAAATAATTGAAGAAGAGCTTCTAAAAAAATATGAAAATAACAAAATGCCGCAATACAAAATAAATGAGCAATTAAGAAATGGAAACCTTAAAATATTCACTGATATTGGAAATAAAACAGTTTGTTCATTTATTCTTAAAATATCGGGAATTTGGGAAACTGAAGATAAATATGGCTTGACATACAAGTTTATTAAAATTAATTGATTGTTTTAAATCCATCAGTTGTAAAATATTTAAGAATAGTAAATATAATTATTGAAGAAATAGCAGATAAAACTCCTAACAAATAAACAATACTAGATGTAACTTTAGATATTTTTCCAGTTTCTTCAAATTTAGGTGTTGATATATTTGTATAAACGATATATAATTGAATTAACAGTAATATAATTGTAATATTGCTAAAAGAATAATAACTTTGAGAAACATGGTCGCTAGTTATATCCCCTTTATAATTTATCATTAAATACAAAACAAAACTAATTACTCCTAACATTAATATAAATGGGCCCGTAGACATTAATATTGTGTATATTAATTGAAATGTGGATTGACCTTGAGTAATTTTTAGGATATTATTAAACAATATTATTAATATCATCATAATACCTAAAATTAATACAGCATAACCTGTAATATAAGCATCTATAGAAACACTTCCAGTTGAAAAAGTTCCTACTATAAATGCTACTACACTTGCAATTAATAAACCTTTATATATGCTTGAATACCAATCTTTCATTTATATTAATATGTGATAATATTTTTATCTAATATCATCTCTTAATTCTTGTACAAGAGATTTTAATTCATCTATTTCGTTTTGCATTGATTTCATTTTAGATATAATTATTGGTATTAATTCGATATAATTTACAGTTTTATAACCAAAAATATTATTTTTTACCAAATTTGGAAATAACTTTTCAACATCTTGAGCTATAAACCCCAAATGTTGTTTTTTAGTTAAATCTCTTTTAAACAAATATTCTACTGGATTTAATTTTAATAAGTTATCTACTTTTTCTTGTGATAATTGTATAATATTTTCTTTCAATCTTATATCGGATGTATTATATAAATTTCCTGCTACATATAAATCAGAATTAAAATATACTGGTGTTGTTTGGTCTGAGGTTGTTTGTACTTGTAAACCACTTGTTGATTGTATTTGATAAACCCATTGTAAATCATTACCTAATCCTACAACAAATTGTTTAATATTTCCTTGAGGTTGTATTCTACCTCCATAATTTGCAACAGTTGAAATAGAAGTCATTATAATATATATTCTATTGTTTTTTTTATTATATAAAAAATTATATAATAAAAAAATTTATTGTAATAAAAAAAGTATTGTATAATAATATAATAATGTCAACATTTACAGGATTCACTTCCAATAGTTCAGGACAAAAATTTATGCATTCTAATAATTTCAATGTAAATACTTCTCATCCATTAATACAAAACTCACAAGAATATATATATTTTAAAAAATATGTTTCGATTCATTCTGAAGATAGAGATATGATAAAATATCCTAGTGCTAGTACTTTTGAAATCGAAATGCCTGAAGATTTACTAAATGTAATGGCATTAAGATTATATGATTGGTCGTTCCCTTGTAATTATAATACTTTTTCTCAATTTTTTTCTAATACAACTATGACTTTTAAAATTAATAACCCTTATAATCCAAATATCAATAATGTAGGTGATATACTTCTTGAAAAAATTTTTGAATGTTTATTTTATAATAGTAATAATGAGTATTCTATTCAGATTGAAGATGGTTTCTATAATCCTATACAAATGGCAACTGAATTAACTAATAAATTTAATGCTGCTGTTACAAATACTATAAGAGCTTATTTAACAGAAAATTCTAGTGGAAATAATGAATACGCGCAAGCACTAGTCCTTTTTAATACAGCAGGTGGATACAATAATTTTGTTGTAGTTTACAATAGTGTAGGAAATAAACTATGGTATGGAAATATTTCTGATGGATTTATATTAACAACAGAAACACAATTTATTAGTTCAACTTTAGATAGAGGTTCAAACTGCTCAAAATTTAATACAAATCTACCAGATTATTCAAACTGGGGTTTACCTGGTTATCTTGGTCTTAGTAGAGTAAATACACCTTCTGTAAGTGGTACTTCTATTGTTGAAGAAAATAAAAAATCTTATTATGGAACTAGTATTGTCCCACGATTTTATTATGGAAGTGCTTTAACAAGTGGCGATAATGGATATTGGCTTTTGCCAAATCCGAGTCTACCAGGTTCAGAAGTACATTGGATTGAACCACCTTATAAAATTAATTTAATGGGTCCAGCATATATTTATATGGAAATTGCTGGGCAAAATTGTATTGATGAAACATCACCATATAATATTAGTCAATTTACAACTACAACAAATAAAACTAATGGAGTAGTAAATTCTGCATTTGCAAAAATTAGTATTCCTACAACACCAATTTCACAATGGTTTGATGATGATTCTGGTCCATATAAATTTTATTATCCTCCTGCTGAGAGAATGAGAAAACTTGCTATTAGATTTAGATATCACGACGGACAACTCGTTGATTTTGGACAATTCAATTTTAGTTTTACACTTGAATTTACATTACAATTACCTCAAATATTAAGAGATTCTGTAACAGCAAAATATCCTACAGTTTTATAAATTATATTTTTCTGATATCCATGACTTTAAAATAGTAATATCACATATTTTATAGTCTTCGCTTGTTTCTGTTGCAAATGATTTTATATCTTTAAATTCTGGTTTTTTCATTTTTGAAGTTTTGTAAAATATATAATCTCCTTTTGGACCTTTTCTTATAGATAAACTTGAATTTATCTCTCTAATTAAATTACTACCTTCATCCAAATATTTTTTTACTTCATCAAATGTAATGTTTTCTATAGGTCTATTTCCTAGCTCCTTCAATGTTTTTGAATTTTCACCCCATGATATGTAGAGACCAAATTTACCTTTTCTTAATATAACATCTTTTCCATTATGTTGACCTAGAATAAACTGACTTTTTGTTGTTTTATTTGTGTCGATTACTTCTTCAACAGTGAAGTTTCCTTTTTCAAGAAGTTTAGTATCTACATCCTTTTTAATGGATTTAAATGTTATTTCTTCCTTACCATCAATTTCTTCGACACATTTAATTACTGGTCCATATTTACCTATCATATATGTGTTGTTTTCATCTATTTTTATTTCTATTTTTGTCTCATCTTTTAGACCATCAACCAAATTATCTATTTGTTTATTACAGCTATTACATAATTCGTGCCATATTAATTCGCCTTTTGCAATTTTATCTAAAGCATCTTCCATAAGACTTGTATAATTATAATTAAATAGCTCATCAAATCGTTTTTCTAAAAACTCCATAACAACTCTACCTAATGGTTGCAGTACAAGTTTACCTTTTTCATTTCCAAATTCTCTCTTATTTTCAACTTCAAAAATTTCATTATTTTCTAATTCAAAGTCTTTACAAACTATTTCCTTACCTTTTATGTCTTCCTTCTTGACATAACCACGTTCTTGAATTTTGTCAACGAGTGAAGAAAATGTTGATGGCCTTCCTATACCCTTTTCTTCTAGAAGTTGAACTAATCTGGCTTCAGTATAATGTTGTTTTGAACCTTTAATAGTTACCTTTGAACAAATCTTTTTGTAAGGAATAGGTGAATTTTGTTTAATAGTCTGCAAATATTGATATTCTTTATTTTCTGTTGAATACTTTTTTGCTACAATTTTCCATCCAGGAAAGTCAATTAATTCGCTAGTATAAGTAAATTTATTATTTTGAAAAGCAGTAATATTTGCAGTTACAGAATGAAATGAAGCTGAAGTCATACAGCTCTCCAAAGTGTTTTCCCAAATAAGTTTATACATTCTTCTTTCCTTAGAATCCATATTTTCCGGAAGTTCACAGAGAGAAATATTTGTAGGCCTTATAGCTTCATGAGCTTCTTGTGGCGGAGGTTTGTCAGCCTTTTTAACCTTTTTCTTACTTGTTGTAGGTTCTTTTGCGGCTCCTGTAGCCATGCTGTCAATATGTTCACCAATATACCTCTCTCCCTGAGCATATGTGCGTTTAATATAATCCTTCACGGTATCCAAAAAATCGCCACTATATGTTTTCGAATCTGTACGCATATATGTTATATATCCTCCTTCATATAGTAGTTGGCAAACTCGCATCGTTTCTTTGGGAGCATAATGTAGCTCATTACTAGAAACTTGTTGAATTCTTGATGTCGTAAATGGCTCAGGAGCTTTCTTTAATACTTTAACTGGTTGTGAACAAGTATAAATATGAGAGAAGTCTGCACTTCCATCTAGAAAATCTGTCATTTCATCTTCTGATTCATATTTCCCTTGGGGATTTAAATCAAATGCTATATTTGAATTTGTAAAATAACCTATTGTATTATATACTTTTCTCTCTTCTGCTTCTTTTATCTCTTCTTCATTATCATAAATTAGTCTTAAAGCTGGTGTTTGACATCTTCCTGCACTAAGAGAATTTTCTTTATTTTTTGTTATAAATTTCCATAACATTGGAGAGACTTTAAAACCTACTAATATATCTAGAATTTGACGAGCCTGCTGAGCATTTACAATATCCATATTTATTGTTTTTGGATATTGAATTGCAGATTGAAGCGCAGACTTTGTAATTTCATGAAATATTATGCGTTTAACTTTATTTACATCTAATTTGAATAGCTGACATAAATGCCATGCAATTGCCTCACCTTCACGGTCATCATCTGTAGCCAAAATAACTTCACTTGATGATTTTATTTCCTTTCGCAAAAGTTCTACTTGTTTTTTCTTAATTGTGTTGTCTATAACAGTATAAGTTGGATTAAAATTATTTGTTATATCTATGTTCTTGAGAGAAGAAAGTTCGCGCAAATGTCCATAAGAAGCAACACATTTATAACCAGGGCCAAGATATTCTTCAATTTTTTTACATTTTGCTGGTGATTCTACTATTACAAGAGTTGTAGTGGTGGAATATTTTTTTGACATAAATATATAAAAATATATAAAGATATATTTATGTTATTTTTATTTATTCAATTAACTTATCATAAACCAAATTATCTTGAGGGTCGAATAAAATATACTCTTGAATATCCATTTTATAAACTATAAAATTAGGAAACCAAAAACTGGTATCATTTTTTTGATACACACCTGATATATTATATTTTTTATTATTTACAATCTTACATAAATTCATAATTGCATGCTTATCAAAATCATAAAAGCTCAATCTATTAAATTTTTCCTTTTTACCTAATAGGGAAGCAACATTATAGTACCCTATTTTTAATTTTAATTTTTTTAAAATACTTTTACCGTCTCTCCTTTTAATATCTGCAAACTTATTTTCTATTAGATATTTTATTAAATTCATAAACTCATACTGTTCTTCAACTGTTATTAAACCAAAACAAAATTTGAATTCATACAATGCCTTATCATTTGAAGACATATTTAAATAAGGATGGTCATACTCTATTTTATCAAGTTGAGCCTTTGTTAAATTTATACTTGGTATCAATTTAGTTTTTGAGTTCCTAAAAATATTATCTATAAAAGTTTCATTAACACTATTAATATTTAATAATTTTGTTTCCTTTTTTGTTTTCCATCTATAAATATGATTGTCTTTTGTTTTATAACTTTTTGCAACGACTAAATCTCCAAACCAACTAGAATTTTGCATTAAACATTTATCATGATACTTTAATTCTTCACTTTTATTATATTCTAAAATGGTTGAACCTTCATAAGCTTTTGCCGCATATAAAGGATAACCTGTTTTTAAAATTCTTAATGAGGGTTTTAAGCGAAGCGACTGTTTTAAACGAAGCGACTGTGTTTTATTTTTTCTAGTCTTATTTTTTGCTATTTTATTTCTTTTTGTCTTCATATTGTAATATTATTAGATTAAAATTACAATATTGATATATTTAAAATAACGTTTTATATAGTAAAAAAAATAAAGTTAAACTACCTATTTTTGTAATTATATATTCAGTAATAAAAATTTCATAATTAATTTTAGAAACTGCATTTCTATAACCACCAATATTTGTAAAAAGAAGAAAAGAAACTGAACCATTTATTAAATAGAATATACTAAATAATAATAAAACAAATCTTATAACTATTGGTTCTATATTAAAATTAAGTAAAATATAAAGAGAAAAAACAGAAACTCCAATTTCAACTATTGATTCAAGTAAATCTTTTGTTGATTTACTAATAATATTTTTAAAACCTAAAATATTAAAATTATAAAATTGATTTACTTGGTCTGAAAAATATGCAGCAACTAGCAAAATAAAAATATATTTCAAATAAGTACTTTCCATAATATATTATTATATTATATAAAAATATATTATAAAAATTTATTTATTTATTTTTTTGAATTGTTTCCATGAAATGGACACCTCAGCATGCTTTGGTTCTGGAGATTTTTCAGATAATTCATCCAATTTCTCTGCTTTTTTAAGAGCACTATCAACATACAATTCTTTCAAAAGTGTACCAACAGCAAATGAACCTTCGTGTTGGTCTAATTCGCCATCTTCAATACGTCTTAATACATCTAAAAATTTATTTAAAATACCAATATCTATTTCATCCTTTCTAATCTTGTTAAAAATATCAGTATAATAAGTAAATAAGAAATTACAGTCATTCACACATTCATTATAAATTTTTTCATCATCTCCTCTATATTTAGCCTTAAGTAAAATCATATTATTAACGTCGTTGCGCAAAATTTGACTGTGTTTTAAATTGCGTATTAGTTGAGTTTGGTCTTCAACATTATTTGCTTTAATCATATTTGACAATTGCAATCTTTGTTTATCGTCCATTATACTTATAAAAGATATTAAGTATTTTATTTTTAAACTAATAAAATATTAATATATATTAAATGTCAACTACTAATAGTTCTGTCCCAGGATTGATTTATCCTACACAAAAAGCTATGATTGGTTCAAATCCATCTGATTCAGCTAGACTCACAGCTGTTAATAAATCTGCATCTCAAGCTCAAGCAAACTCATTAATGGCTGGAGGAAAAATGAAAAAAAGAAGAAGATATAGAGGAGGTGATGCTGGTTATGTTGTTCCACAGTTCCAAATGCTTTATGAGCCACAAGGAGGTACTGGAACAAACCCTAATAATCAAATACAAGCTGGAGCACAAACTTCAACACAAATGGCTGCTAATAGTGTTTATGACAACCAAGCTACTGTAACAGGAGGCGGTTCTCGTAGAAGAAAAGGAGGAAATCCAGATTGGCTATGGGGTTGCATGAGTGGAGGTAAAAAAAGAACTAGAAAAACTGGACGCAAAAGCATTCGTAAACATAGAAAAAGTCGCAGAAAGAAGACTAGTAGAAAGCATTAATTAAATTGTCTCTTCTTCTTGATTATTTTCAATAGGTTTTATTATTTCTATAAAGTTCATTCCATTCATTTTATTTATCAGTGAATTATAAATAAAACTCAACTCTTTTACAAAGCTGAATGTTTTTGGACGTTCTTGTTTTACTGGATATAAATCTTTAATATCAGGAATTCCAATTATTTTATTAAAAGTACTAATATTATCCCAAAATAATTCATATTTTAAACTATAAATTTCATAATTTCTATCATTTGGAATTGTATAATTATCAAAAAAATCTTCAATACCATATAAGTCTTTTTTAAGGCGAATAACATCAAAAATATTAATATTACCATTATTTACACATTTAATATGTTGTAAATGAGGTATATTTGGGCCTTTTGTTTGAGCAAATCTTGAAAATATTACCTGAATAGGATGTCTATAAATAAATATTATTTTATAGTTCTTTAATTTATCTTCTGGAATTTCTACTCCATTAAACCATTCACTGTAAACATCTTCTTGGGTATTTTCTTTTCCTATATATTGCAATTTTTTTGGAGGATATCTGTCATGAACATGATAAACATTTCCAAAATTAGCCAAATAATTAAATATTATTGTTGAACCGCAACCTCCACTGCTACAAATATAATAATTCATATCTTTATTGTAAAAATTATTAATGTTATGTTTTTTTACAGGAGTTATTTTATTACTTACAAATTGCATTGAGAATCTGCTCATTTAAATTTAATTTATATTTTTAAAACAAAATATAAACTTAATTTTATTAATAATTTTATATTTATAATATAAGTTATGCCAACTGGAAAAAACTGGATTAATTTTTTATATATAAATCTAGCATTCGCAATATATATTGCTGGAGTATTTTATTATAGTCAACTAGCAGAAATTAAAGCTAATTGGCCTTTATATCGTTGCAATCCTATGTATATGCCTTTAGCAGATAATATGGAAGAAAATTTCGTGTATTGTATTCAATCTATGCAAACTAATTTTATGGGATACCTATTACAACCTTTAACATTTATAACTGGTACACTTGGAAGCATGCTTGGTAATTTTATGGATGAAATTAATAGTATTAGAGCTATGTTTAATAAAATTAGAACATTTTTCTCTAGTATAATACAATCTGTTTTCGGGGTATTTTTAAATTTAGTTATTGAATTCCAAAGAATTACTATAGGAATTAAAGATTTAATTGGAAAGACAATTGGTATTATGACAAGTCTTATGTATGTTATTGACGGAAGTATTTTGACAATGCAAAGTACATGGAATGGACCACCAGGTCAGTTAGTTCGTGCTCTAGGAAAATGTTTTTATCCTACTACCGCAGTAAAACTTTTAAATGGAGAAATTAAAGCTATGAAAGACCTTGATTTAGGAGATGTTTTAGAAGACGGTTCAATCGTTGAATCAGTTATGAAAATTGACAATAAGAGAGAACCTGTACCTTTATATACAATTAAAAATGCTGGTGTTAATGGAGAAAATATTTATGTCACTGGTTCACATTTAGTATTAGATAAAGCTACAAATAAATTTATTACAGTTGAAAAATATACAAAGGCTGAATTATCTAATGTTGAAACTGATTGGTTCAGTTGTTTAATAACTAGTAATCATAAAATAGTAATTGGAAATGAAACTTTTTGGGATTGGGAGGACCACTTTGTTAAGACAACACCCTTTTTTAAGGCAAAACTATTTTAATTTTTATATTTTGTTATAATTTAAAATGTATTTTTATTATTCTTTTTTTAAGAGTATACTATATATGGATAACCAAGGAATACAAAATATAAAAAAAATGTATGAAAAATTAAATTACTTTGACCAATATGGAGGGTCGGTTGTATTATTTATTATTATAACTATTATTTTATCATTAATCGTATCATATTGTTTAATAATGTTGAATGTTCAACCAATTATTAATGATTGGCCTAATCAACGTTGCAAACCTAATATTATACCTTTTGCTGGATTTATAACGCATCCTGAAGGTATATCTGCTAGTGATTATACATACCAAAATTTTACATATTGTACTCAAAATATATTATCAAGTATAACTGGAATGGCTGTCGAACCTATAACATATATAGTTAATATTTTAAGACAAATGGCTGATGCAATTAAAGCGGATATTCAAAATATTAGAGGAATGTTTGATAAAGTAAGAACTATGTTTCAACAAATATCTGAGGAAATAATGAGTCGCATTATAAATATGATGATACCACTCCAGCAAATAATTATTAGTTTTAAAGATTTAATTGGAAAAATACAAGGAACAATGACTGCTGGTTTGTTTACTTTATTAGGTAGTTATTATACTCTTAAATCTTTAATGGGTGCTATTGCTCAATTTATTATTATTATTTTAATAACATTAGCTGTAATGATTGCAATTTTTTGGATAATTCCTTTCACGTGGGGAGTAGCTATATCTAATACTGTTATTTTTATAGCAATTGCTATACCTATGGCAATAATATTAGCGTTTATGATTGATGTTTTACATGTTCAAACTAGTTTAGGTATTCCAAGTGTAAAATGTTTTGATAAAGATACGCTTATTACAATGAATGATGGAACAGAAAAAAAAATAAGTGAAATTAAAAATGGCGACATATTGTTTGAAAATAATGAGGTCACCGCATGTATTAAAGTGGCTACAAAAGGCTCTGAAATTTATAGATTAGATGATATAATTGTTTCAGATTCTCATATTGTTAATTATAATGGAATGTGGATACCAGTATCAAAACATCCCGATTCAATTAAATATGCATTCTATAATGAACCTTATTTATATTGTTTAAATACAAAAGATAAGATTATAATTATTGACAACCATATTTTTACTGATTGGGATGAAATTTATAGTGAAGATATTAATACAATTATAAATAGTGATGATAGAATACAAAGTGTTAAAGATATTCATAACTATCTAGATGGAGGTTTTGCTGGTTCAACAAAAATAAAACTTGAAAATGGTATATATAAAGAAATTAAAGATATTGAAATTGACGATATTCTTGAAAATGGAGAAAAAGTCTATGGATTAGTTAAAATAAATGGTAATAATGTTAATCAACAATTCAAATTTAATTTAGGCAAAAATATCTTTGTTGAAGGTGGTCCAAATTTATGCATATGCAATAAAAATATTAATAATGAATCAACTTTATATTTTGATTCTATAAATAAAATATTATTAAATACAAACCACTCTGATTTATATCATTTATTAACAGATACAAAAACTTTTAACGTAGATAAAATTAAATTTTACGATTATAACGCAGCTATTGATTTACTTTTAGAAAAAAATAGAGGAAAATTATTATCTATGAAATATGTATAATATGGATATCTCAATACTTGGATATAAATTGAATCTAGAGGTTTTAATTTTAATTGGCGTAATTTATTTAATTATGGTTGGACACGTATTCTGTGGATGCTGTAATTTTGGAATGATGGAAGGAATGACCACTTCTACTACCACAACTAGTCCATCTAGTTCTACAACTCCTAATGCCAACCAGCAACAAAGAATCGATGAAAGACAAAAAATAAGACAAAATGTTAAATCAAATTTAGCTACTCAAACTGCCGCCGGAACTAATCCAGCTATGTCAACAACGCCTTCTGTATCAACCACAACAACTAAAGAAGGATTCACAGGAGCAAATATTAACTATGGAGAATCATCTCTTTATGATTTAAGTAATGACCAATCTATTAACACTTCTTCATGGAGTGCTCCAAATATGACTGTTGTGCCAGGCCAACCATTAAGTGATGGAGTTAAACAATTTTTGGGAAGAAAGCCTCAACCAGTGCCTTTACCAGAAGGAGAAATGCTTTTATTTGCTAATACAGAATTTAAACCTGAATGTTGTCCTAATACATTTTCTACAGGAAGTGGATGTGCCTGCATGACAGGAGCTCAATATAATTATTTAATTCTTCGCGGTGGAAATAACGTCCCATACTCTGAATATTAAAAATCTTTAATAAAAAATTTAATTAATAACATAAAATTTTTATAATTTTATATTATATAATGGTAAAAACATCAAGTAGAAAAATTAAGCATAATGTATCAAAAAAAAGTTTAAACACTTTAGACATGTGTCCAATTGGTTTAAAACCTTTTGAAGAGACATTTTCATCTAAAATATCAAAAAGCTCACTTAAAAAATCAAGTGAAAAACAAAAGTCGGAATTTGTAAAAGAATTATTAAGTAAATTTTCTCCAAATAGTATTAAACCGGAAAATGATTTTTATGACTATATTAATTATCAATGGTTAAAAAATGTTAGTGTTGAAAAACAACAAGACTATATTGTCCAAATAGATGATTTTAGATTAACACAAGATAAAGTTTATCAAGAATTGAACCAAATTATTTTAGATTACATTAAAACACATAACGATAAACTATCTAAAAATCTAAAATATTTTTACGACTCTGTAATCGAAATGAATTCAATTGAAGATAGTAAGAAACTTGCAATAGAAGCTGTTCAAACTATTGATTCATATATTCAAGAAAATAATATGTGGAAATTACTGGCTTTTTTTAATAAAGACGATATGATTGCACCTCATGCTCCATTTGTGTGGAATTTAAATCCTGATAACAAAAACCCTGAAATATTTAGATGTTATGTAAGTGCTCATCAATTTTCTATTGTTGACCTTGGTGTATATTATGATGATGGAACAGAAGTAGAATATAAAAGAAAATATAGAGCAGAATATAAACGTTTTTGTAATGAAATATTAGATACTTGCCTTGGAAAAGGTCATGGTTTAGATGGAGGAGATGTTTTTGATGTCGAAGTTGAAATTTTTAACGCTCTTGGTTGCGCAGACGTTGTTCCTGGTGATGAAAAATCATATAACAAAGTTTTAGCTTCTGAATGTTTGAGTAAATATGGTTTTGACTGGAAGGAATTTTCAAAAGAACTTGGTTTTAAAACCACACCATCATTTTTTATTACATCAAGTCTTAATTATTTAAAATGTGGTACTGATTTAATGGCTAAAAATTGGAATTCAAAAAAATGGAGAACTTATTGGATTCTGATATTACTTAAAAGAATATGTAGAATTACAAGAAGGTGGGAAAAAATACCTTTTGACTTTTATGGTAGCTACCAGAGAGGCCAAGCTGGAATTAATAAAAGTGATGCAGTAAGTGCTTCTTTATACATGTCAGTTCCTTTTAATACATTTTTAACAAATCAATACGTTGAAAAATATGAAGACCCTCAATCAATTGAATATGTCAAAACATTATGTAATGACTTGAAATTTGTATTTAAAAGAATATTAACACGCAATACATGGATGTCTCCTAAAACTAAAAAATACGCTTTACATAAGCTTAGTAAATTTAATTTTGTTATTGGAAAACCTGAGAAATTAAGAGAAGACCCTGACTTGGATTATGGTACTAATTTATATGACAATATGATGAAAATTATGAGATGGAGACATGAAAAATTTATTGAGTTAGAGGGTAAGCAAACAATTGATATCCCAATGATGGATTGGACACAATATCCTGTTAAAATGACAGGAACACAAGCTTATATAGTTAATGCTTCATATACTCCAGCTAAAAACTCAATATATGTAAATTTAGGATATATTCAAAAACCATTTGTTGATTTAGATGAGAGAGGAATTGAGTATAACTTGGCACATCTTGGTTTCACAATTGGACACGAAATGTCTCATGGTTTTGATGATATGGGTAGTCAATATGATGCTGAAGGTAGATTACGTGATTGGTGGACTCCAGAAGATAAAAAGAAATTTAAAGCCATTCAACAAGATGTTATTAAACAATACGAAGATTTTGCTGCAAGAGATGGAATTAAATTTGATGCATCAATTGGTATTGGTGAAGATTTGGCTGATATTTCTGGTATGGCTATTTGTGATGAATATTTGCAAGATTTCCAAGAAAATAATAAGGATTTAATACCAATTAGATATTTATCTTTTGAGGGCTTTTATGTTTATTATGCTTTCCAACAAAAACAACAAGTATCTAAAAAAGCTCTCGCTGCTCAGCTTAAAACAAACCCACATCCACTTGATAAATATAGATGTAATGTTCCTTTATCACGTTCACAAATTTTCAGAGCACTTTATAATGTTAAGCAAGGTGATGGTATGTGGTGGAAGAATACTAATACTGTATGGTAAATTAATATATTTTAATTTAAAAAATAAATATATTAATTGAATTTACTCTTTTTCAACAACAACCTCTTTAGTTACCTTTTTAATTATTTTTTCTTCTTTTTCAAAATCATTATCACCAGGTCCTCCCATTGATTCAACAATAATTTTATTGTATTGGTCTGAGAATCTTGAAACAGATTTAATACAATCAGGATGAGCTTCTTTAAACTTAGGAATTAATCTTTGGTTTTTTGATGCAACCTTTCTTATAACCTTATGCATAGTTTCTTTATTTTCATCTTTTTCCCATTTGTCCGAATCTTTAATATATAAAGTTTCTCTCTTCTTGTCAGTACAATGAACCGGTCTTTGTGTTACATCTAGTTCTTTAAGGTTCTTAACTATTATATTAGAGATGCCCTCAACATAACCTAATTCTCCAACCTTTTCTAAGTCAGATAATTGTAATTTAATTGAATCAACAAAATCCATAATATTCATTGCATCTTTACATGTTTCATTAAGAAAAAAATTTAAGTTAAATGCTTTGTTATGTGAGTTTGTGTGTGTAGTATTATGTGTTCCATTTTCAATAACCTTCATCATCATATTTTGTAATTCATCATTTTTTTTAAAAAGCATCATAATAAGCTCTTTGTCTGTTAGTTCATCAGATTTTATGTCTGCAACAGTTGGTTTAGTATTATTTGATTGTTTGGTTTCATCTATATTATAAATACAAGTTTTAATATGTTTCCATAATCCAGAGTTTGTTGCATATTTTTTACCACATTTACAAGTGCATTCGGCATTTTTTTTTACTTCCGCATTTTCCATTTTATTTCCAGTGAGACGATAAACATGTTTTTTCGTGTTATTGTGTATTTCAAAATTACTTTTTTTTGAGCATTTAAAGTCGCATAATGGACAATAAAATTCGGCATTTTTTGGCATTATTTTTAGTTCCATTTCTCTATTATATGGAAATATAAAAAATGCCTAAATCCTTTTTTTTAAAAATAATAAAATTTTATCGTAATACTTTTAGAATTATTTTTTTGGTGATGAGACGCTAAATTTCAATTATGGTCTCAAAGTTTCATTTTTTCCATAAAGTATTTCAATATTTCAAAAATGGACAAAAAAAATGTCCATTTTCAGAAATTTGAAAAAACTTTCCCCAAAAAATTTAAAAATCATCACTACACGTGTAGGGACTTTTTTAGACCCTTAAAATCCATTATTCTCTACATTATGTAGTATTTTAAGCTAATTTTGTTCGGTATAATCGCATATTTCACAATATCTTATTCTTTGACTTCTTTCAGGAGTAATATCTATGTCATCATCTACCATTTCATGACAACAAAGTTCAAATACCTTATCAGAACAAAACTTTCTTAATTGTTCGATATATTTTTTTCTTTCAATAAAAAAATTTTTATTTTGGTCTATATCCAATATTTCATTAGGTATATCAATTTCAGCAAATGTAATATCATCAATTTCATCAAACATATCTATTATATAATCTAATTCTTGTATAATTTTATCGTATGATTTTCTACAATACATATAATATTCTAAACTCATATTACATATATTATTTTTATATTTTTAAACTGTTTAACAATACAATGTACGCCAAGTTTCAAGTCCATCTGATTCACGTTTGATTAATTTATCTACTATAACCTTTGATACATTAAATGGAAATTCAACTTTCAATGACATTTCACCTTCAAACAAATTTGAACCAGGTTTCATTAATCTATACAAATTTAATTTGGTATAAATAATTTCTAAACAACGTTTCAAGTTTCTTACACCATCTTCTTTATTGCAATGAGTATCAATAATATGACCAATAACATCATTAGGAATAATAATTTCTTCTTCATTAAATCTAACTTGTTCACGAATTTTTGGCAACAAATAATTGTTAGCAATAATTGTTTTCTCCTTAGAAATATAACCTTTTGTCTTAATTCTATACATTCTGTCTTTTAAGATTGGATTAACCTTATTTTCATCATTATAACTGAATATAAACAAACATTTACTCAAATCAAAATTTATATCAGCAAAATATTTGTCATGAAATTGAGAATTTTGTGATGTATCAGTTAAGTGAGTAAGAATACCAGCAATCTCCTCACCTCTTGGAGTATCACTAATTTTATCAAGCTCATCAAAATAAATGACAGGATTCATGCACTTACTTTCAATCAATATCTGAACAATTTTACCCCAAGTACTACCTTCATATGTATATCCATGACCTTCTAGGAAACTACTGTCGGTAGCACCACCAAGTGCAATAAATGCAAATGGTCTGTTTAAAATTTTACTAATTCCCTCCTTAACAAGACTTGTTTTACCTGTACCTGGAGGTCCATGAATAGCAATAGCAGTACCAATTGCCTTTGGATTTGTTAGAAGTTGACCAAGCATTTGCATAATCTGCATTTTTGCATCATTTAAACCATAAACAGCTTGGTCTAATGTTTTTTGTGCATTTTCCATAAAATCATGACATTTATCAACACCATCATCAATTGAAATAGGAAGACCTTCATGTTTATTAAATGGAATTCGCATAAAAGTATCGACCCAATTTTTGCTCTTATAAAATTCACCACTTCCTGGTTCCATGTAGCGCAGTGAATTAATTTTTTTCATAGCAGCAGCCTTATATTCAACAGGAATTTCTGACTCTAGAAGCGTCATTCGGTAAGGTTTTTCAATGCGAGTAATTTTATTAATTTCTCTTAATTCTTTAATTAACTTCTTTTGGTTATCCATCTCCAGCTTCTCATAAAACGAGAAATCATTCATGGTATTTTTATCTTTTAGTATTTTTCTGAAAATTCTTAAATTTTTTGCTTTTTGTTTCTTTTGTTTTTTTTCCTTTTTAACTTTTTCTAGTTTAATATCCTTTTCGTATGCATCAATGCATTTCTTAATTGACTTATCTTCAGGATTTTCTTGCAACAATTTTTTTAACTGTTCAATAATTACTGATGTTTTACCTGAATCAACAGGTTCCTCTTTTTTCTCTTCAATCTTTTTCTCTTTTTTTGCAGAAGATTTTTTCTTCGGTTTAACTTCTTCCTCCTCTTCTTCGTCTTCCTCTTCATCTTCCTCTTCATCTGATTCATCAGTTGAAACTTCTTCATCTTCATCTTCAGTATCATCATCAGAATTTTCATAATCTTCATAATCAGAGTCATATTCGTCTTCATCCCATTCATCCTCATCTTCATCCATTCCACCAATTGTGAATATAATATTTAATTTTTTATTGGATATCTTCTCATTGTCTTCATTTTCATCCTCAGTATCATCTTCTCCTAATGATTCTTCATCATCAGATACTTCAATTTTTTTAGTTTTTTTAGATTTTTTATTTTTCTTTTGTTTCTTAGAAACTTTTTCTTCCTCTTCTTCTGATTCAGATTCATCTGCCGTCTCCCACACTTCTTCTTCTGATTCAGACTCTTCAATCTTTTTAGATTTTTTTGACTTTTTAGATTTTTTATGTCGAACAACTTCCTCCTCCTCTTCTTCATCACTATTATCACTATCTTCAATAACTTTTTTTAATTTTTCACCTGCCTTAATTTTCTTATTAATATGTTTTGATGGAAATATTTTTGAAATAAATTTACGATATTCATGTACATCCATTTCATCACTCTCAGACTCGCTTCCATCATTACTATCACTATCAGAATTTGCAACCTTCTTCTTTTTCTTACTAAGCTCCTCTTGTTTCTTAGAGCGTTTAACTTCCTTTTTAGAAATTTTAGTTTGACTGTCGCGTGCCATTTCTTATATTATATATCTTATAATTTTAATTTTAAATTAAAATCAATTTTATTTTAATTCTAAAAACTATATAATATATTACTTATCTTATTGTGTTTAAAATAACCATACCTAAATATATACCGAAAAAATTCTTTGCAAAAATGTCTAAGATATTATACATAATATTTTTAACTTTATAATTCATAAGAGCAGCAATACCGTATGTAAACCAAACAACAAAGAAAAATATATATAAATAAATACCATTTTGAGAATGTTTTGCAAAATTTTCATAAATTAAATAAAAATAAATTAAAAATGGTATAAATCCAAATAAAATACCAGGTATTTTTGATATGGCTTTTATTTCACTCATATAACCTGCAGTCAACATAATAAAATTTAAAAATAATATAGGTACTAAATAATTTAAATTATCATTAACAATTTTAAGTAATGAATCATTGGTTTCTATTTTTAACTCTTGATTTTTTAAGTATATTAAATAAACACAAAATGAAACAAGCATTGTTGGTGTAGTTAAATACCAATCATAATATCTATTTGGGGTAATATTAGATACTAATTCTATACTATTTGCTAACCAAAAGTAAAATGTTCCTTCAATTATCTGAACAACAAATTCCATTATTAAAAGCTCTTTAACTATTAGAATATTAGCTGGTATATTTAATCGAATAACATAATAATCAAAAATACCTGTAGCGATTTGAACCAATAGCGAAAAATAAACACTTAATTTAAGTAATTCCATTTTATATACATTGATAAAAATAATAATAATAATAATAAAATCAAAATTCATACCATTAATAATTAAATTTTATATTATTTAAAATAAAATTGATTTATTAAAACAATATAAATCTATTGTATTATAATATAAGAGATGTCTAAGTTTTCAACTTCCAATAATATGTCGATTAATTGTTCAAAAGTAATTGGAATCCAATTTAGTATTTTATCACCAGATGAAATTAGAAAGGGTTCAGTTGCTGAAATCACAAGTAGAGATACTTATATAAATAATAAACCGGTGATTGGAGGTCTATTTGACCCAAGAATGGGTGTTTTAGAACCTGGATTAATCTGTCCTACTGATGGTCTTGATTATATGCAAACACCAGGCTACTCAGGACATATCGAATTAGCTCGTCCTGTATTTTATATTCAATACTTAAGCACAATTCAAAAATGTATGAGATGTGTATGCTTTAAATGTAGTAAACTTTTAGTTAGCAAAGATAAATATAAACAAGCTCTTAAAGTGCAAGGCGATGCTAGATGGAAATACGTATTTTCCTTATGTAGCAAAGTAAAACGTTGTGGAGATGACAGCGAAGATGGTTGTGGAACCTTACAACCTAATAAAATTAGAAAAGAAGGACTTGCAACTATATTTGCGGAATGGAAAAGTGATTCCGAAGACGCAGAACCAATTATTATAAAAGTTACACCTGAAATGGTCCTTAAAAACTTCAAGAGAATTTCAGATGATGATGTAACCTTTATGGGTTTCAGTCCAGTATACTCAAGACCTGATTGGATGATTTGCCAAGTAATGATGGTTCCTCCTCCAGCAGTTAGACCATCTGTAAAGCATGACGCTCAACAAAGGTCTGAGGATGATTTGAGTCATATTTTGGTAAATATTATAAAAACTAATAAAACATTGCAAGAAAAACTTCAAAACAACGCACCATCAAATGTTATTGATGATTGGACTACAGTTTTGCAATATTATATTGCTACACAAGTTGATAATAAAATTCCGGGTGTAGCTGCCGTAGCACAACGTTCAGGAAGACCTTTAAAATCAATTAAAGATAGATTGAATGGAAAGGGTGGACGCATGAGAGGCAATTTAATGGCAAAACGTGTAGATTATAGTGCTCGTTCAGTCATTACTGCCGACCCAAACATTTCAATTCGTGAATTGGGTATTCCAATGAAAGTTGCAAAAAATATTACAAAACCAGTTGTTGTTAATAAAATTAATAAATTATTCTTAACAAAATTAGTTCAAAATGGTCCTGATGTTTGGCCAGGTGCTAAGATGTTGGAAAAGCAAAATGGCGAGGTTATTACATTGAGATATTATTTGGATAGAAATTCAATTATTCTTGAAGATGGTGATACTGTTCACAGACATATGATGGACGGTGATGCCATTCTATTTAACCGTCAACCAACACTTCACAGAATGAGTATGATGTGTCATATTGCAAGAATTATGAAGAAAGGTGATACTTTTAGAATGAATGTTGCAGATACAAAGCCTTACAATGCGGATTTTGATGGAGATGAGATGAATTTACATATGCCTCAAGACCCCGAGTCTGAAGCTGAATTGAAAAATTTAGCGGCAGTTCCTTATCAAATTGTAAGTCCTGCTAATAACTCATCTATTATTGGTATTTATCAAGATTCTATGCTTGGGTCATATCAATTCACAAGAGAAGGAATAAAATTTAGTCCAAGAGATGCAATGAATATTCTTATGATGTTTAATAATGTTAATGAACACAAACTTTTGGACGATATCAAAAAGAGTGAAGGAATTACAAATTTTGATATTATGAGTCAAATTATGCCTCCACTATCAATGAGATATAAAACTAAAGCTTTTAAAGAAGATAAAGATGATGTAAAAACTTCCAACAATGTTGTTGAAATTAAAAACGGTACATATGTTCGCGGACAAATGGATAAAAGCGTTATGGGTGCTAGAACTAAGGGATTGTTGCAACGTGTTTGTAATGATTTTGGAAATATGGCATCAGCTAAATTTGTTGATGATTTACAAAATATTGTGACCGAATATATGAAGTCAAGTGCTTTCAGTGTTGGTATTAGTGATTTAATTTCAAATCAAAAAACAAACGACGAAATTATTCAGGTAATTACAAAGAAGAAGACTGATGTTAAAAATCTTATTGACCAAGTTCAAATTGGTATATTTGAGAATAATACTGGTAAAACTAATGAAGAAGAGTTTGAAACTCAAGTTAATAGTATTTTAAATCAAGCTACATCAGAATCAGGTAAGATTGGTTTAAAAAGTTTGGGAAAAAATAATAGATTTGTTATAATGGTTAATGCTGGTTCAAAAGGTTCTGATTTGAATATTTCTCAAATGATTTCTTGTTTGGGACAACAAAACGTAGATGGAAAGCGTATCCCGTACGGTTTTGAAAACAGAACATTGCCACATTTTACAAAGTATGATGATTCTCCAGGAGCTCGTGGATTTGTTGAGAGTTCCTATATCAATGGATTATCTCCCCAAGAGCTATTCTTCCATGCTATGGGTGGTCGTGTTGGTCTTATTGATACTGCTGTAAAAACTTCTACAACTGGTTATATTCAAAGAAGATTAATTAAAGGTCTTGAAGACTTAATGGTTTCTTATGATATGACTATTAGAACTAATAAAAATAAAATTGTTCAATTCTGTTATGGAGATGACAACATTGATACTATAAAAGTTGAAGAGCAAAGTATCCCAATTGTTTCAATGAGTAGCCAAGATATTTATGCACATTATCTTGTTCCTGACGGAGAAGGCAGTATCAAATCATTGAATAACATATTCTTAAAAAATGTATCTGCAAGACATAGAAGACAAAATGCTGAGTTCATGGGAAAAACTCAAATGTATATTGATAATATGATTAAAGCAAGAGAAAACATTGTAAAATATGTATTTAAGAACAAAAGTGATTCAACCGTTAGTTGTCCAGTTGCTTTTATGTATGTTATTAATAATATTCAAGGACAATGCAATATTAACATTTCCTCATTGGTCGATATTACTCCTCTTGAGGCATTAGAAATGATTGAGCAATGTTATAGCAAACTTGAAAAAATATTTTATGCTCCGCCTACAGAATTATTCAAGACATTATTCTACTATTACTTGTCTCCCAAAGAATTGCTTATTGTGAAGAGATTTAACAAAGCTGCATTAACATTGCTTCTTGATACAATTACAATTGATTATAAAAGAGCTATTGTTGCACCTGGAGAAATGGTTGGAATGATTGCGGGTCAAAGTATTGGTGAGGTGTCAACTCAGATGACCTTGAACACTTTCCATTTTGCAGGTGTAGCATCTAAATCAAATGTAACTCGTGGTGTTCCAAGAATTGAAGAAATTTTATCATTATCAAGTGATATTAAAAATCCTTCACTCAGTATTTACTTGAAGCAAGATGATGAGAAACAAAAAGAGAAAGCTCAAACCATTATGTACATGTTAGAGCATACTAGATTAGAAGAAATTGTTAAATCAGTTGAAGTATGCTTTGACCCTGACGACTTGAATACATTAATTAATGATGATAAAAATACTATTGAGCAATACAGAGCATTTGAAAATATGGTTTCTGAATGTACTGAATCATCTCTTCAAACTGATGAAAACGAAAAGTCAAAATGGATTATTAGAATGGTTATGGACCCAGAAATAATGCTTGAGAAAAATATAACAATGGATGATGTTAATTACACTTTAAAAAATTGCTATGATGAACAAATTAGTTGCATCTACTCAGACTTTAATGCTGATAAACTTATATTTAGAATTAGAATGAATGATGTAATAAAGTCTGCTAGTGGTAGAGGAGGACAAAAGAAAACAAAGGTAAATCCTCTTGACCAATCAGACCAAATATACTTGTTGAAAAATTTCCAAGACCAACTTTTACAAAATGTTGTTTTGCGTGGTGTAAAGGGAATAAACAAAGTAATTCTTAGAAAAATTGTTGACAATATGGTTGAAATTAATGGAATCTATAAGAAACAGGATATTTGGGTATTGGATACCATTGGAACAAACCTATTGGATGTTTTAGGTCTAGATTTTATTGATAATACAAGAACACTAAGTAATGATATTATAGAAATTTATAATGTTCTTGGTATTGAAGCAGCAAGACAAGCAATTTACAATGAGTTAGTTGAAGTCGTTGAGTTTGATGGAACATACATTAATTATCACAACTATAGTGTCTTGGTTGATAGAATGACTGCTACAAGCAAGTTGATATCCATATTTAGACATGGTATTAATAATGACAATATCGGACCAATTGCAAAAGCATCATTTGAGGAGACACCTGAAATGTTCTTGAAAGCTGCTAGACATGCTGAACTGGATACAATGAGAGGAATTTCAGCCAATGTAATGTGTGGACAAGAAGGTTTCTTTGGAACAGGAGCATTTCAAGTGATACTTGATATTGAACAAATGCAAACACTTGAAGCAGCTAGTGAATATAAACCAATGAATACTGATGATGAAATTGAGAAATTCTTTGGAGCAATTCAAAATCCTGATGACCCATGTGGTATTAATAAAATTTCTATACAAAATAATGTTATTACAATTCATGAAGAAGATATGGGTAAGGATAATAGTTATAATCCAGGATTCTAAAATATTATAAATTTATAATTAATATAATATATTAAATATAAATTATGAGACATAAATATGACTACATATAGTTTAATAGTTAAAAATATAATTAAAACTGATAAAAACTTTTTTGATTTAAATTATAAAGATGATGGTGTTAATTGTATATTTAAAATATATTTCAACTTGCACATAAATAATATAATTAATACCAAAAGTAAATTTAAGTTTTTTATGGATACATTAAATAATATTTTTATTAAAGGAGTTAGGGAAGAAGAATTTATAAATTTTTTTTGTAAAATCCAAAAAACTTATAATTGTTTAAACAGGTTAGTTTATAATTATAAATATAAGAAGGCTTCAATAGTTGTTAATACTGATATGGGATTAAATGAAATAACACTTAATTCAAAAAATATTATATGTATATTTCACAGCGGTTCAAAATATTTATTTCATATAAATGATTTGATTAAAATAATAAATGTATCATTAACAAATTCATATATGTTTTTTTCAGAACCAGTAGCTGTAAAAAATCCATATAATAATTTACCCTTTAAAAAATCAGATTTATATAATATATATTTTTTTATTAAATATCAAACAAACTACTATCCTGAGTTGCTTTTTAAATTTTATGAGGTTGATTTTAATTTAACTATTTTTAAAAATAAGAATGAATATTTATTAAGAGAGAAAGCTATACATAATTTTGTATTTAATTCTACATCGCAAATATTAATAAAACATATTAAAATTATGATTTCTAATCATAATAAAAAAAATAAATTATATGAAATTATAATAAATGAGGATTTCCCAAAGGATAAATTAATTAAAATTTTCCAACCATACTTGTTATTATATTTTATATCACAATATACATTTTTAGAATATAAAAAATTTGAAGCAAGAAATATTTTAAATTATAGTTTAAAAAGATTTCAAAAATTTAATCCACAATTTGGTAGAAAAAAATATAAAATACTGATGGGATACAGGAAAAATTTTAAAAAATATATAAAAAAAAAGCTCATTGAATTTGATGATAGACATATTAAATTTAATGATGTAGAATATCAAAATGAATCATTTTTAGATGACCATTTAAAATATGAAGAAAATAATAATGAATATATTGGTTTACATGGTGGTATTTCCTATAATATTCTTTTTATTGTTGATGAAGAAGAACGTTATGAATATGAAGAAGATGAAGAAGTAGAAGATGAAGAAGTAGAAGATGAAGTAGAAGATGAAGAAGAAGAAGAAGTAGAAGATGAAGGTGATAATGAAATTCAATGGGAAGATGATGGAAATGATGAAGAAGATGAAGAACTAGAAGAAGAACAATATGAAGATGAATCGATTAGTTAAACCTTTTCCGTATCTGTACTATCAACAATTAATAATTTACGTTTCTTTTGAGTTTGTTTTAATTTTTTTGTTTTATTGCCTCTTAATATAATATTTTTTCTTGATTGTTTTTTCTTTGGCTCTAAAACAAGTTCTTCAGGAGAAACCGGTGTTGTTTCTTCAATAATTATCTTCTTTTTCTTTTCTGGTTTTACTTCTTCAGAATCAGTTTCAATAATAAGTCTTTCGGGTTTTTTCTTTTCATATTCAGTTGTTATAGGTTTTGTGAATTTTTCCAAATAATCTTCAATAGAAACTTTATGACTAATATCATGTCTTATTCTCTCCTCACATTCGTCATCTAATTTGTTAAGAGAAATAAAAACTTCATTTTTATCAGATAAAATTAGTTTGTATCCAGGAACATTTTCAGGTCTAAATCCAGGTATTACAATAAAAGCAAATTTATCTTCTTCATTTCCGTAGCCAACAAATTCATGTTTCTCGTACTTAGTTTGTAATATCCATTTTTGACAAATAAAAATTGTCGGTATTTTGTATTTTGTAATAAGCAACCATAAATCAAACGTTGTCAAGAAATAATTATCTGTGTATATTAAACTTGAAAAAGCTAATGTTCCGGCATTAACTTGGTCGCCTAATGTCTTTTTTCCCTCTAGAATTAATATATCAGTAATTTTGTTAATGTAATTACCAATATATTTTTTATACTCTTCAAATAATTCATTTTTAACTTGATTAATAGTTAATTTATTTCCTGTTTTCTTTTCTATTAAGTCAATAATGAAATTAAATGTACAATAATTAAATTTACTATACTCAATTTCAGTATAGTTTTCTGGAAAACATTTTCTCCAGACACTCGATTTTATATGCTCATTAGTATTTTTATTACAGACAATTTCATTTTTTCTTCCAATAGCATGGTCTAATGAGGGTATTGTATTATCATATAATTGAGTTATAATAGGTTGAACCTCATCATAAGAATTATGTTTTATATATTTATTTGTAATTGCAGGTATTAAACTTTCAAAATAATCCTGTGTTAATAATGATTGTATTAAAATTATCTCGTTTTCTCTTAAATCATAACCTATATTACCAAAAGACAAATAAGTTTGTGGTTGGAGCATAAATGATTTAATTCTATTATATCTTATTAGCTCATCAGACATTCTTCCATAATAAATTGGTTCATTAACTTTATTTGTTATAAGGTTTTTCTCAGGAAGAATTAAATTACATTTTCCATTTTCAGTCACAGCACACAAGTTTGGTGTTGATGAACACGCTTCTTTATCTTTTACAATACAAGACGATACTTCATTTATTAATTTATAATAATTTTCATCTCCAACAAATTGTATTTTATCTTTGACTAATTCACGAAGTAATCTATCTATATTTTTTAACTTTTCAGAATAAATAATATATTCTTTTAACATTTCCTTTTCAATTTTCTCTCGAACTTTTGAATTTTCATAGTCATTTAATAAAATTCTAATTGTATTTCTGAAAACATTATAAAAACTTGTTTCTAGTTTTATTTTTTTAATATAGTCTACACGTTCATTGTCAACATCATCCATTGTCATTATACTAACATCTGATTGTATCATAGGTTTATTTTTTATATCTACAATATAGTTATTGTTATTAATAGATGGTATATCTAAATCAATGTCTATTTCATCAGGTCTTATAGGGTTTGATAATTGTATAAATTGATTTGTATTTGTTAAAATACCGACAACGTGCTCATCTTCAATAACTTTAAAAGCTGGTTTGCATGGAATATCAGGTTCATCTCTGCGTTTTTTACTTCGTTTATCAAGTTTATTTAAAAATTGTACTGTATTTGTATATGTATTCCATATTGTTAAATCTGTCATAAAAACAAAATCCAAGTCTTTCTTTAAATCTTCATCGAGAGAAGATGGATAGCAAGGTATGAAGCCCTTTCTTTCAGATACTCCAGGTTCTTCAGCTATGACACCAATAACTTTATTATTAAAATTCATGACAAGCTTTTTTATTTTATATTCATATTTATCTAATTTTTGAACTAAGTCGTAAAGAATTAATGGTCTTTTTGCCTTGTAAACATTTGGCATACTATCTAATGGACGACAAATCAAATTAAAGAAAGGTTTAATAATTTCTTTAAAAACGGCTCTCATTGTTTTTGACAATTGTGGGTCATATTCTTTAAACTCCTTAGCAATATTTAGATTTTTGTTATGTTTTGTATATGAATATATAGGTTCATAATAACCATCTTCTTTCATTAAAATAATTGTAGGTTTTCTTGCTTCATAAAATTCTGACGAATAATGATTTGTAGGGCATAAAAGTTGTACATTATTTGTTATATCATCATTAGGCAATTGGAATATCACAAGATTTACACCATTTGGAAATAAATATTTATTAGGCATACTAACAATATCCCACAAATATGTATGGTCAATTACTGCATCTTCGTCATTTAAATAATTTATAAAATTTTCATATGCTGATACAATTTTTGTATAGTAAACTTTGTCTTCAGGATTTTCCATGTTGAGTTTTGAATATATTTTTGTATTTTGGTATTTTGAAAAATCTATTTTTTTGTTTGGGTCATTAAAATCAATTACTAAATTACCATTTTGATATTTTATAAAAGTATCAATAGACAAAGATTTAATTATACGTTCCTTCATTTGCTTAATGCTTAAAACCTTTGCTACTTTCTTTGTAAGAGCATTATTTTCATCAACAACTCTTTTACCAAAGAAAATAGCATCAGATATACAAGATACGAAAGACTGTTTATTATTTACTTCAACGCCGTGTCTTAACAAACAAGGATGGTCTTCTTTAATATTAGTATTTGTTTTACTTATTTGACAATCAGCGTTAATTTCATGGAGCATAGTTTGTATTTCAGCAGGTAAATATCCCCAACGTCCCGGTTCAAGAGGAAATTTATCAGGACCTAAAATATATTCATCTTCTTCTTTGTCTTCTTCATCTTGTTGTTTTTTGGTTTTTTTATCTTCCTTTTCTTCAACTTTTTCACCATAACATTTTTTCTTAGCTGTTATTCTACCTTCTGTATTGTATTTATCAAAACAACAAGGTAAACATAATCCGTCTGGATGAGAATCTGTAATTAACCCAGGATATTTCTTATAATCTTTTTTACCTGGTTTTGGTTTATAAAACTCATAAATATAATAACCTGGTTTTACTGTCTTCTCTCCTTTTGGTAAAACCTTACCGCAAGTAGGATGTATAAGCTCTTTTTTACCATCTTTTCCTACAACTTCTTTTAAATCTTTTGGGTCAACAATTGTATTGGTTTTTAAACACCAATAACGTGGACAAATATAGTTATTTTGGTGTTTTTCATCAGAACCATATTTAATAACATCTTCACTCCTTAAAAAACCTGGATGTTCTTTATTAATTTTTTCAAGCTGAGAGTCTGTTAGAATTACAGGTTGCTTTCTCATACTTGAACTGCATGTTCTTACATAAGAATTAAATTGAGGTGTGTCTTCTTTTAAAATTAAAATGGGGTCTTTCTTTTCAATTAATGTTTGGAAATAATATGGTTTATTTAATTTCATACCATCAATATTTCTAATTTCTTCTTCCTCTTCATCAGAATCTGATTCATATTGTCTTTTCATTGGTTTAGCATTTTTCTTTACTGATGATGATGCTGTATCTTCTGGTTCATCTTCTTCTTCTTCTGGTGTTGGAGTTTTTGATTTAAAAGCTACAGGAGATGATTTTTCAGATGGTATAGATTCTTCCTCTGGTGTTGGCAACTTTGGTTCAGGAGTTGGTATTTTAGGACTTGAAGATGATTTTTCAGATGAAATTGATTCTTCTTCTGGTGTTGGAGTTGGTGTTTTAACCTCAGACTCTTGTTGAGATTCATCACTTGAAATTCCAAATGATTCAAGATTTTTTGGTGCACTTATTTCACTAGAAGCGGATTTTTCACTTGAAGATGATTTATCAGATTCAACAGATGATTCTGATTCTTGAGGACTGCTTAATCCACTAGGAACAGTAATGCCAGCATACGTTAATTTTTTTGGTTTATCAGATTCTTCACTTGAAATAGAAGATTCAGAATCAACTTGTCCACCCTGAAAATCAACACCCATACCTAATTTTCCGCCTTGAAATTCATCTTCTTCTTCATCTTCATCAAAAAACAAGCTAAGAGCTCCTTTTGGTTTATTATCATCAACCTTTTTAAATTTTGTATATTCTACCTCTTCATCACCAGGCTCTATTGATGGAACTTCAGAATTACTTGCTGATTCTTCTGTAGATGAAATAATATCATCAACTACAATATCTTCTTTTTCTCCAGATGAACAAAGTTGGTTTATTTCTTTTACAGGATAATTAGTAGAAGCCTTATCTTGTGTTAAACGAACAATAGTATCGAGATAAATTGGTAAAGTGTATAAATAATTAATATTATTTATGTTTTCAGTTGTAATTGTAATAACACCAGATTCTTGATTAAGTGTAATAGTTGTTTTAAAGCCAGGGTTATTTTTAATTTTAATATCTGATTTTCTGACACCTCTTTCAATTTCAAGCTCATTTGCAACCTTTGTAACCATTTCAATTGCTTGTTTTCTATCTAATTCATCGGGGAAATTTTCAAGAAGTGCTTCAATAATTTGGTCTCCTCTTAATCCCTGTTCAGATTTTTCTAGAATAAAAGCTTCTTGACTTGTAAATTTGCTATAATTAGCTACACGTTTAAAACGCAATTTAATAGAATTATTTCCTTTTAAAACATTTGTTTCATTAATAAAAATACTAGATATACAGCCTCTATAAGCTTGAATGTCGAGAGGTTTTGTTATTTGTATTTGTGTTTCATATGTAAGTTGTTTAATTTCGACATTTTCATCATTTAAACTATTAAATAAATTTAATTTATAACCACTTTGTTCTAGAAAATTTTTAATTTCAGTAATAATAGGATTAACTAAATCTCTAAATATATTATTGATTTCATTTACACTAACAAAAGTATTAAACTCAGAACTAATAGTTATAAAACCTTCTTCATCAAACTCGCAAATTAATGATTGAACCATTCCATTATTAGTTGACTCAATATAAACAGCAACAGATTTACCACGTCCAATATTTTTCATTAATCTGAAAATTGCAGCCTTTTTAAGATAAGGTATTTTTCTTCCATCTGTAGCAATTTTATCTGTAAAAAGTCTATAAACATTTTCTTGTCTTGAAGATGGATTATATTTAATTAAAGGGTTATCTTGTGTTGCATGAATAACTTTAAATATTATTTCAAGAGGGATTTTAACATTAAAATCAGGTTGTAAAACAGCTTTAATAAATTTGATACCTTTATTCATATAATTTAATTCTGACTTTCTTAATTTGTAAACATCATAAAACATATCAATTGTTTTAAACGAATCAAATGTTTTTTCATTTAATATTTTTTTGTTGTTTTCAATTAATTTACTTCTATTTTTATTAATACCATCTAAATCATTTATGTTTCTGTCATACAAAAAAGGATAATAAATTTTAATTGTGGTTTCTTCTGATATATCTTTTCTATTTAAATATGGTAGAACATCTTCTGCAATACACAAATAAATACTATTATCAATAATATCCCCATTGTTAAGCAATAAATGACTATTAAGAGTTGTTAATGATTTACGTGCTGATTTTTCAAAAAATTTGTCATATTCTTGAACATCAAAAGGATTACATACAAATGGATATTCATTTTCAACAATGAAAAATTTTTGTCCCAAAACCTTATTAACAATGTATTTTTTATTATCAAATTTCATTTCAAAAATATCATCAAAAGTATAAACTTCTTTTTCTTCTGGTTTTTTATAAAGATTACCATCTTCATCACTAACAATATTTGAAATAAATTGGTCTAATCTTACTTTTGTTAATTGAAGTTTACCATTTTGTGTTAATGATTGATATACAGAAATAGCATTTAAGATTTCAACTTTTTGACAGAATAAATAAATTTCATCTAATGATATTTCTTTTTTAAGCTCATTAAGTATTTTAATTTTAATTGTGCCGATTGAATCATCAAAATGAATAATTTCTTCGGAGAATTTAATTGTGATTCTTTCTGATTTAATTTTTTCATTTTCTTCTTCAGTAAATATTTTCTTAAATAATTCTTCTTCATTTTCTTGTGCATTTTTACCATTAAATACAAAAATTGTATTAATAGACCCATTTACCATATGTTTCACTTTATAAATAGGGTTATCTAAAGATGTTTTATTTGTATCTGTTGATTTTATTGAAGATAATGGTTCTGACATATATATAAAGCTACTATTATTTTTAATTTAATTATTTACAAAGATATTAAATTAAATATTAAATATTATAAAATGTTATAATGTCAGTTGATATAGATATGAGCACATATTTAAATGAGAAGGGTTGTAAAAAATTACTAGGACAAACATTGGCTTCTGCTGTTAAAAATTTAAATCAATTAGTTGAAATTGAAAACCAACAAAAAAAAGGTAAAAGAAAATGTTATGAGCAAAATAAACAAAAAAAATTAATGGAAGAACTAAAAGCATTAAACAATATAATTGAGTCTATTAATATTTATCTTGATTTAATATCATAATTTTTTAAGTCAAATCATAATAAGGATTATCATTTATTTTCATACCACAATATTCTTTTGGATTATTCTTATAATCTACTGGGTCATATATTCCGGCTTCTTTTGCGTTTTGCAATAGGTATTTAAAATTTTGCCAGAATTCTTGTTTATGACCAACAGATTCAGTCATAATATGAGATAATTCATGTAAAGCAACAAATGTTAATGTGTTTATATCAATTAATTTGTTCCCTTCTTTTGTTGTATTTAAACAGAAAGCCAATTTCTCTCCTTTATTTTCACTATAAGCAGTTAATTCACTTGTTGGTAAGGTTTCTGAAATTTTTTTTGGATTGAAACCCTCTACAAGTCTTATAGTACGAGGGTCTTCTGGATGTTTTTGTTTCATATATGCAACCATATCTTTCATTTTTTGTGTAACTTGGGCTAAAAGGTTGGCTGCTAGTTCTAATTTCTCTCTTTCTCTAACACAATATCTATTTCCATCTTCAGAAGCTATTATACACTTTAAGTTATATGCGTCAGATTGATAATAAATAGCTAGACAAAAGAAAAGAATAAATCCTACAAAGATATAAAAAAATATATTATGTTTCTCCATATATTCTACTTTTATAAAAAGTAGAGCAAAAATTATAGTTTAAAATAGAGCTCAAAATATTTATATGTATAAGAAATAATCAATATAAATATTTTGTTATAAAAAATATCCTGTCAAAAAATTAAAATAGTTTATTGAGCACCGCTACCAATTTCAAGAGGAGGTCTCATGAAGTCAGGTTCAATTGTGGAAGCATTCCATGGTCCAACGTTCAATTGAGGATTAGGAGGCTCAGAGCGGATTTGTAAGTTAGCATTTCTCAAACTTTGTCCGACAGTGTCGATACCGATATGGTAGCCAGCCTTAAGTAAGTTAACGTTTGCAAGCTCACCTTTACCAGAAGGGTTCAATTGAGCCCATTGTGAGTTAGAGTCCTTAGGTAAGAGTTCGGCAGGATTTTGGATGTTAGGTTGAGAACATGATGAAGGGATTCCAGGCATACTGGTTTGAACACCACTAGCCGAGGCAAAAACTTCGTTGCCATTAGGGTCAGAAGGTCTTACACCGGCGCTGGCTTGTGCGTTAGTATTCTTGTACTGTTGTTGCATTTGTGCGTTGGACTCAGGTCCTGGCATGCCTTTGGCTCCTAAATAACCGGCGAACATAGATACTCCATATGCAATAATTAATAAAACAATAATGGCTCCAATTCCATAGTCATTCCATAGCTTCTTTAAAGAGACTGTCATTATATAAAATTAATGATAAAATAATTTTTAGAATATATATTAATTGTTCTAAACATTTTACAAAACAGTTGATTAAATAAAAATTTATAATCCTTCTAATTCACTTTCTGAAACATCATCAATTTCAGCATCGATATCACTATCACTATCATCCATATTTTCAATCATATAAGTTTTCTTAATATTCTTAGCTTCTAAATATGCTAAAAGAGCATTCTTTTTTGCTGTTTTTGCTTTATTTCTTGCCTCCTTATATAATTCGAAATAAACCTGGTTAGGTTTTTTAAGCTGCATAGTTTCTAAACTATTTTCTAAAGACAAATCTAAATTATTTACCTCTTTTAGTTCATCATGATTTTCCATAATTGTATCTTCATTTAAATCTTCAAATTCTAAATCTAAAGAAATATTATCATCTTTTTGTTCAGGTTCTAAAATATCAATAGGCTCTAGCTGTTCTAAATCATTTTTAGGTTCATTTGTTAGTTCTTCTAAAATATTAGTTTTTGTTTCATCATTGTCTTCTAAAGCTTCTTCATTAATTTTTAAATCTTCATATAAAGACGTTTTGTTTTCAAATACTGGTAAATGCGACTCTTGATTTTTTTTAAATGTTTTAATTAAACAATTATCAAATATCGGTTCATTATCCAATATCATAGTTTGCTTAAGTTCAATTTCTATCTGAAAATTTCTTGATGTAAATTTAATACCTTGTATTTCTAAAATAGAAATTAAATCTGTTTCATTATTAACATCATTCATTGTAAGAGGAATTTCTTTTTCATTATAAATTTTTATTGCAGGTAGATTATTGTGGTCATTCTTAATGTTTGTCCTTAATAAATAAAATTTGCCTGATTTATAAATACGAATTGTCGAATTAAACGCAGATTCAATATCACTTTCTTCTAAAGAATTTTGAAACCAGGTATCTCTTCTCTCAAAAATCAACTTTTGACATTTTTCTTCTAAATTTTCAAACCAATGTATTAGCTCTTCTGAATTTTTATCAAACATTAAATCACAATAATATTTTTTGCCTGTCTTAACAAATCCTTGTCTAGTTTGGCTTTTACTTGTTTGAATGTATAAAGGTTTTTTATTGTACTCAATTTTTGTAAAATAAGCGCCTCCTTGAATGCCGATAGGATGTGCTAAAGAAAGTTGTGAAAAATCGAATGACTCATTAGGCTCAATAATATTTTCCATATTATTGAAAATATAGAAAAATTAAAATATATTAACACGCATAAAACTAATTTAATTTATATTTTTATTTATTATGAAAGACTCCTTAGTTCAACAATGTTTAGATATTCTAAAGAGAGATGACATTAAAAATGAGTTCAAAATGTTATTAAAGCCAGTGATTGATTTTATATTATATGAAATAAATCCATACATTTATATAACAGTTGCTTTAGTATTTTTAATTTTTGTAATGATTTTAGCAATACTTGTTATTTTAATTATGCTTTTGCGTAATAAACAAATATTGGCAAAAATTTTTTAAAAGTATATTATATAATGTCGAGAAGAACCAAGAGTAGAGGTCGCCGCGGAGGTTTTTTAGGAAGTTTGGTTAACCAAGCAATTGTTCCATTTAGCATTTTAGGTTTACAACAAACATACAGAAAAAAGAAAGGTGGTAAAAAAGGAACCCGTAAACACAGAGGTGGTAAGAGAAGTCGTAGACATCACTAAATATATTTAATGAATTATTCAGCTAAATATATTTTTATTCTCATCAATTTATATAATATGGCAAGACATAGAGGAAGTCGCAGACACAGAAGCAGAAGTCGAAGTTATAAAGGTGGAAACGGAAATTACACTTCCGCATCTACTTATGGTAGTTATGTAAATGGTTCAGGTGATTCACAATTTTCTAGAACATTTGATTCATCAGGACCATACGCTAGCAGAGCAGGTTCAGAATATGTTGGTGCTCAAGGCCAATGGGCTCAACAACCAAATATGCCAAATGCTCAAAACTTGGCTTTAATTCAATCAGCAGGTAGACGCAAGGGTAAGAGAAGTAGACGTGGAGGCCTTTGGGGTGAAGTTGTTAACCAAGCAGTTGTCCCCCTTGCTCTTTTAGGCATGCAACAAACTTATAGACGTAAGAGAGGTGGTAAAAAAGGAACTCGTAAATATAGACGTTAAATATTTTAAGTTTTTTTAATATTTATATTATATTTTATATAAGTATTAAATGAGTTTTGAAAATAACATTCAGCAATGGGTTCAATTAGACAATCAACTTAAGCAATTAAATGATAAAACAAAGGAATTGAGAGAAAAACGCAATTCATTAGAACAAAATATTACTACTTATGCTTCTTCAAATAATCTCTCTAATGCAACTGTTCAAATAAGCGATGGTAAACTAAAATTTACAAATACAAAAGTTCCTGAGCCATTAACATTTAAATATTTAGAAAAGACATTAAGCGAGGTTATAAAAAATGAATCACAAGTTAAACTGATAATGGAGCATATTAAACAAAAAAGAGCAGTAAAAATAGTTCCAGAAATAAAGCGCTTTTCTAATAATTAATTAATATATAAATAATTTATATGAGTGATATTGACTATATAGGAGCAGATGAATTAGTATTTAATACAGACAATGAAGCTGGAGTATATTCTGGTGGATTTAGTGTTAATTCTATAATGATGAAAGCAGGTATGTCTCCAATAATGACATTAAATAATCAATCTGGAGGAACTACCAATAAAGTTTCTGATTTATTTGAAAGTTTAGTAGTACCAAATTGGGCTTTAAGTTATAATAATAGAATAGTTGGAGGAGAATATAAAGATAATGATGACAGTGATGAAGAGATTGATGATGATTTGCACGATAAGTTGGTAGGATTAGTTAAAGAACATGAAATGAAAGAAACTCAAAAGAAAAAGAGAAAGACTAGAAAACAAAAGGTAATTACAAATGTTAAAAAAGGAGGAACAAAAAGAAGAAAATAAATAATATATTAAATTATAATTCTAATATAATATGTTATTCAGAGTTGTTGACCATTATAATATTGATTTAAATGAAAAGAATGAAAAAAATAAAAATAATGAAAAGATTGAATGTTTTATTTGTTTTGAAACAGTTATTGAAAATGAATTACAACCAATTAGGTTAAATTTAAATAATTATTACATTAAAAAATGTAGTTGTGATGGTTTTATACATAAAAAATGTCTTGATATTTGGTATAGTAATAATAAAAAATGCCCTATATGCCGTAAATTTATGTGTGATAATACAACAGTGACAGTATCATTAATATGTAAAGGTAGATATATTTTGTTTTCTTATATAATAATTAAAAAAAATATTGTAAAAATAATTAGATTTTTAACTGTTTGTTTTTTAATATTTTCTATTTGTGAATTCTATTTATCTTTATATTATAATACAATTTATCAAGATTATCAAGAAAAAACTAATTTTAATTATTTAAAATGACCCCCAAGTGTTATAATTAAATGGAGACACTAATATATCATCAATATTATTTTTCCAATAATCAACACGCTTTTGGAAAGCAATATCTTTTGCAGTTTCTGGATATGGTGTAGCTGTTTTCATCAATTCTTCTTCTTCAGACGTAATTTTTGGTTTATAACCATAACAATTAACACCAAATTTAATTTTTTTGTTGGCAATATATCCGCCATTAACGCCAGGTCTTCCGCAATCATTTTCGTGTCCAGCCTTTTTTTGTAAATTATTATATGTTTGTTGTTGTGTTGGAAATAATGCTAGTTGATTTGCAGACCATCCATAATTGCACCATTCAGCTCCACTATTATATGCTTTTTCAATTTGGTCATATGTTGCTAAATCAGAACCATAAGCTTGACATAATGCCTTTGCGTCTTCGTATCCATAATAGTTTCCAGGAATATTAAATACTTGCTTCTTAAATTTAATTTCAGGAACTGTTGAAGGTTGTGGTTGATATGTACTTTGGTCTACAACAATATCAACAGTTGTTTTTGGTGTAAAAAGACCTTGCACATAAGCTGATACATTTATACTAAAAAAGTATTGGAATGCATTTATTACAATTAAAACTATTAAAACAGCAATAATAATAATTCCCATTATATTTGAACCTGAATCAGAACTAACACTACTATCGCCATTTCCTAAAGATGAAGAAAAAACGTAATATGCTACAATAATTAATAATATAATAATAAAAACCATAGGATTTAAAATGTAGCTATTTAAATAATTATACATATTTACTGGGTCAGTTGTTGTTGTTGTATTTACTACTTCCATTTATAATATATAAATAGTTAAAATAATATAATATATTTAAAAAATATCTTAAGTTGACTTCTTCCTATAAAATAATACATAAGCTTTTGGTGATATAATAGAATCAACTAAACCCACTTCTGATACGCTTGTATCATTAAAATGATACCATTTACCATTTGCATTTTTTACATATGCTGTATAATGCCCTCCCATAACACCACCACTATGATTACAAACACCATAAAGCTCATATTTATAATTATCCTTTTTATATCCAATAACATATGGAGATAAATCAAAATCATCCAATGGAAAAGTAATTAAAATCTGATTTTTTTGAAACCTATTGTTAAACCTTTTAAAATCAATAACTAAAATGTTAGGAAATGACCAAAATTGAATTTTTTTTCTAATATCAATTCTCTCTTTCGCATCTTCATTATACCAATCCTTTATAACTTCACCTTCGACGTAATGATTAAAACAGTCAATCAATGAAGGCGATTTATTATTTTCGGGTATTGGCAAATCAATCATAAAATATGGTTCTGGATTAATTTTAATTTTTTCTCCTGTTTCTGAATTAGATATTTCTGAAACATGAACTGCATAAAATAAATTCCAAATTTCAGAATATTCCTTTGAATACATATTTTTAATCATTTCAAAACATTGAATAGCAATTTTATCCGTTTCATTTTCAGCTTTTCCTGAAATTGTCATTTTAATTTCTCTCGAAAGAGAATTATGAAACCCATCAATTAAAAATAATAAGAACTCAGGAAGGTCATTTTGGGAATATCCTGTAAACATCTCCATATTTTTTATATGAGCTACTTTTTGAATTGTTTTTATAAACTTACCTGGAGAAACTATACAATTTGAACTCCACATTATTTTTCTTAAATTATCCCATTCTAGAATTAAAGCTGAATCGCATTTATTTTTAAGTTTTTTTTTATAAGTTTCTTCTTCCAAAAAAAAGTTTAATTCATATGTATGAGATAGAACTTGTATACATGAATTTATAAAACAGGTATTCCCTAGATTAGCTAATCCGCTTAACCCTCTATTTTTATAAGATTCGATATTCATTATTTAATATTAATAATATTGTAATATATTTAAACACATTTATTATATAATATTATTAATGAGCACAAATAATTTTAGCGTATCTAATGAACAATTGTTGTTAATAGAAATTTTAAACAGTATGTATAATGATAACTTGAGACAAATTAATAATTTAACTACATACATAAGTAATTTAAATGAAAGTAATACACAGATTAGAAATTTTCTTATTCAAATACTACAAAATCCAAATAGAAGAAATACTGAAAGACGAAATGGTAGAACTAATACAACACATAATAATAATAATTTAGGTAGAATTTATTTAAATAACACACCATATATTATTGATAATGTTCAACAATACAGAATAAATACTAATAGAAATTATAATAGAAATTATGCAAATGAATTATCCAATACTAATTTCTCTCGAATACTGCAAAGTTTTTTTCAACCAGTAGAAGTTTTTCCTACACAATCTCAAATTGAAGCTGCAACTAGAAGGGTAAGATATAGTGATATTATTACACCTAGAAACAGGTCATGTCCCATTTCTCTTGATAATTTTGAAGATAACGAAATGGTAACTGTTATAAGACAATGTGGACATATTTTTAGAAGTGATGATTTAAATACATGGTTTATGTCTCATTGTAATTGTCCTGTATGTAGATATGATATTAGAGATTATAATTCAAATGCTTCTTCGGAATTTTTTTCTGATAATGGAACTGAAACAACTAATGTTAATGCTAGTTCAAATCAATTACCAAGAGAACAAAATAACTCTTCAGAACCTAGTATAGAGAGAAATGTATCAGAAAATTTAAATGAAAGAGCAAGGAATTTAAGAGACGATAATACCAATGTTTTAAATCTTTTTTTAGATAATATTTCTGGTAATCAATCTGATATAATAAATAATTTTACAGACGCATCGGGCAATATTTTTAATAATATATTCAATGATACATTATCTGACCCGACAGTTATACTAAGTTTATTAACAGCTCTTAACAATAGAAGTCATAGATAATTTCATTATTAAGAAGATATAAAGATAAGATTATTATTAACTATAATGCCAATTAAGATGGTAAAAAAAAATAAAGAAAAAGATGAGGATGAAGATGAAAAAATGACTATTGAAGAAATAAATGAACAACAAGATAAAGAATTAGAAAAAACATTATCAAACACAGATAGATTTTTAAAAATAACTTACGAGAGTGTTAATTATTGTTTTATGTTTACTTATAAAACAATTAAATTTATTGTAAAAATTTCAGGAATTTATTTGTTATGGATTATTTTGCATTATTTTGCATCACATTTGTACGTTAAATTATGTGTACCTAGTACATTATTTGGTTTTATAATGTCTCCATTTATGACAGCTACTCCGCATTGCCAAGGTCTTAGATGGATTGTCTATAATGCCGCCAATATGATTAACAATATGTGGATTGTTTTTGGTGCGTGGATATGTTCCACCATATTGATTATTAACAGAGACAATACAACCGATAATAGGTCTTAGATATAAAAATATATATTTTATAAAATAATTTAAAGATAACCCAAGTATTATAGTATTATACAATGAACACATACAAAAGAAGTGGTAATAGATGGACTGTTAATGAATTGCTCTCGCTTCAAAGAGAGTATGAGCTTTTGGAATGGACTGTTGGACAAATTGCTGAAAAGCATCAAAGAAGTATGGAGGCAATCCTATTTAGATTAGAGTCTGAAGGATTTATTAGTTCTTGGAATGAGGCAAGAGGATTTGATACTCAACAGTACCAAAATAGTTGCACTGAAAATATTCAGCAAAAAATGAATGAAAACGACCTATGTTGTGATGATAATATGTCTGTAGATGAAGAGCAATGTTATGATGACGACTCTGAGTATTTTGGAGAAGAAGTTGTTGAAGAGGATGATGATATGTCTGTTGATGATGATATGTCTGAAGTAGATAAGCTTACTGAGCGCGTCTGGAATTTGGAAACTAGTGTAAGTGAGATTAGTTCTATGGTAAAGCAAATGTTTGATACTATGGTTTCAAAGAAATCACCTAAGAGACAACCTCTAAGAAAGTATTAAATTAGTTAGAATATTTATAAAATAAAAAATTAAATTTTAAATAATTTTTTATTTATTTTAAAGTTAAAATACTTATTTTCTTCTATATTTGCGAGAACGCTTTCTATGTCTTTTTGTTTTACCTCCCCAAAATTTATACCAAGGCTTTTTTTGTGCTGCTGCAACATCATATTGCACTTTTGATAGTTGTGGTTGTGGTACTTCTGAATCTCGGGTGTAATCATCTGTTCCATTTTCACTCTTAAGAGATTTCTGAAAATTTTCATCAAGTAGTTTGCAATATACAGACGAATTTTTTTGTCCAAATATTGTTTTTGGACAACATTGTTGATATTTAGCGTGAAGTGCCTCAGTACCTTGAATACTAGATAAATTACTTATATCACAAGTGTTTGATTGAATAGGTGGGTTATTAGAATTAAGTTCACCACCTTTTTTATTTTTACGGGAAAATTTACCGCGCTTATGTCTATTTCTTCTACTCTTCATAATATTTAATTATATTATTTTTTTGTAAAATAGCTATCTAAGCTTTTAAGACCGGCTTTTTCATTATTAGTTTCTCTTAAATATTCATCAAATAATAACATCTTAATTTCTTTGCATCTCATTGCGTCTAACTTATCTTCAAACTTTTCATTATCAGTTGAATATTCCTTTCGCAATGCTTCAATATCTTTTTTAAACTGTCTAATCTTAGGTAATTTTTTATTCATTTCCCATATTTTTTCAAGAACTAACGCAAATACTTGTTGAACTGGTTTCATAATTTGATTTGAAATATAAAACGAATAATCAATTTTTAGTTTATTTTCATTTATAAATGTAGGGGTTTCAATTTTTTCTCCTTGAAGTGCTTTTTTATCTTTTGAAGCAATGTATACAAATGGAATTCTATCACCTGAACTTGGTTTATTTCCTGGGTCTCTAGCTGTAATTCTATCAGCTAAAACCTTATGAGCAATTGATTGCGGATTTTTATAACCAGAACGCAATGATTTTGTTATGATTAATTTTTCCATTGGATATTTTTCCTCAACAATATTTTGTAAACACCCTTTTAAGAAATCAATAGCCTCTTGAATATTTTGTTTCTTCATTAAGATATCAATAATGCCTCCATAAATATCTTTTACAATTGGGGCATTGTCTCTGCGCTTTAATACAATACCCATTTCTTTTCTTTTGCATTTATTTACATCAGTTTCATAAAGCATTCCTACATATCTTTTCTTAGATAATAAACAAAATGGCATAAATGTTTTTTCATATTCAAAATCATGAGGAGACTTTAAGAATTTAGCTGATACTTCACCAACTTGTTGTGCTAACTCAATTGTTATTTCAAGAGCTTTTTTTCCGCGAATTGGAGTTCCATTTAATTCCTCTAGATTAAAAGTATAAAATACTGAATCTGTATCTCCATAAATGTACTCAGCACGAGTTTGCACTTTTCCATAATTTGTTGTATCGCAAATTTTATTTCCATAACATTCTTCAATAATTCTTTTTCCATATGTTAATAATTTTCTACCAGTTGCTGTAGTACATGCAGCAATATCTTTTTCATAAAATGTACTTGTTTTAGCACCACATTGCCCATATAATGAATTAGCAGTTACTTTATAACCTAACTGACGTTGCTCTAAAACTTGCCACATAAATAAGTCCTTTTCATCTTTTTGTTTTTTTCTGGTATCTTTTCTTGCTTTTAACAATTCTTTTAAAACAGAAGGCATAATAGCTTCTCCTTCTCCATTTTCATTTGGAACTGGTTGCGCAAACCGACATAATTTATATCCACTTAAAACTTTTTCTGCAGCAGCTTTTGGATGTTTTCTTTTATATACATACGTGTCATATTTTACATCTACATAACTGTAGCCAGGTAGATTATCATAAATATAATTTCCTGCTTCATCTTTTTCCCCCCATTCTTCAATTAAATTTCCAGCTAAATCATATTCTGTTGTCCAAACCTTACTATCATGTGATAGATTCTCACTAATCATTGAACTAGGATACAATGAGGCATAATCATTACAAGCAACAGGGTTATCCAAATATAAATCACATTTTGGGTCTAACACGATAGCACCCTCATAACCTTCATCCAATCCTCCTTTCTCAATAACTGGCATTAATGTGCGCTTTTCTCGGCATTTTTTAGCAATAAAACTTGTAAGCTTAATGCCTTGGCCTCTCATAACAAGAAAGTTAATTGGAACACTACAAATCTTTGCCATTTCAATAAATCCAGTTAAAACATCTGATTTGTTAAACAAATAATGAACTAAGTTGCAATCCTGAATACAGTATTTTGCAATTACAGACCTATCATCCGCTGTCCCATTTGTCATTCTAAAAATATCTTTTGGTGTAACATCGTCCTTAGCCAAACACCATCTTACTTTTTTAGTTGTTGAATCCGGATTTACAATTTTATCTATTTTAAATTTACCATTTTCTTTATCAACATAAGTCACTAAGAATTTTGCACCATCATCATAATAGTCAACAGAATGTCCTATTTCTTCAAAATGAACATAACTTCCGACTAAAAGTCCTGTCATATTGGAAGTTTTGACAATAGTATCTGAATCATTATGCTCTAATCCTTTTACATAATCACCAATAAAATAACCAGCAACATAATCTAATTTATAACTTGTTAAGTTTTCTCCTCGGCGATAAAAGTTATACAAATCAACTTGTAAACGTCCATTCATTTTAATAAATCTTAAATCATGTTGGCCACTTGCAATTTGAATACTACTTTCTTCAATTTTCCATTTACCATTATCTTTATCTTTTGTACCACAAATTTCATCTTTATTTCTAGATAATTTTAAGAATTCTTCCACACAATTATTCTCTTCAGCACGTCTAAACATAAACTCATAATCAAAACCAAATATATTATAACCAATAATAATATCTGGGTTTTCACGTTGGACCAATTGTTGCCAAGCAAGCAATACTTCTTTTTCTGAAGAATAACTTTCAATAACAGAATTTTCTATTGGCATATCAGAACATGTGTTTAACACAATACAATGATTGAAGTTAGGTTCATTCTCACCAAAATTCATAAATGTTGACCCAATAAATGTACATTTATCACCTTCTAGCTTTGGAAATACTTTTCTTAAAGATTCATTCAGTTCAATTAATTTACCTTCTCTTTCAAATTTTTTATCGCAAAGAATATCTATTATTGTTGCTTTCTTATCAGTATATGATTTAATATGAGTTTTATATTCATTATCATCTTCTTCATCCATACCAATTTTTTCAAACATATTTTCAATTGTATTTGCGTCTAAATTATCATCTGTTGATTTTAGATTTCTTACTAAAGTTCCCAGCCAAATTTCACATAGCCTTTGAACTTCTTCTTTCGAACCTGGATGTTTCTTTGGATAAACTAAATCAATTTGCTCCATATTTTCATATCCAAATGCTGATAAAATTATTCTTCTTAAAATATTTTTACATAACTCTTTTGTCATATCCATTTTTAACCCTTCAAAATATTCTATAATATTTGTTGCTAGTTTCTTGTAAGTTTTGATTGGTACAGGAAAATCACCATGACTACTACTCGCTTCAATATCAAAACTCATTATTTTATAAGGTACTCTTGTTTCCTTATTATTTAGCGGAACAATATTTTTATAATTTGTTATAAACTCAAAATCACAGTTAACTGATTTATTTTCCAGCTTATTTTCAATTGCTTTCTTTTTTGGAACAGCAACCCAACCAGAAGGACTTATATCTCTAATATGAAAGAAGCGGAGAAGAGGTGGAATATTTGCTTCATATAACATTATATTTGTATCATAATATTTGTAGCCATCTTTCAATAAGGTATGACCTTGTTGGTAATCGGAATACCATAAGTTCTTTGCTTTATTAAATGCAGCAAGATTTGCAAATTCAATAAATATAAATTTGTGTTCTTTTCCTCCATCAAAACCATATAGTTTTTTGCGTTTAATAATTTTGCACTCTGTAATGGAGTCTTTATAAAATTTACCAAGTTTTTCTTTTAAATGAGCTAAAAACCCTTCTTTCATTTGGATAGACCATTTATCATTTACCATAACATAAAAGAATGGCCTATAACCTTCTGCAGTTAATGAGTATGTTTTACCATTTTCATCAACGCCAAACATTTGTATAACAAAACTGTTTGTATCTTTGTAAACGTTTTGCTCGTCATCAGAAGATTCATGTGAAGAATCCTTTGCATTATAAACATTAAAATCAAATATTCTAAAAACGTGTTCCATTGTTAATTAATTATAGTAATTTATATTTATTCCTTTTTAATTTATTCAATTTTATTTAAATAAGTTAAAATTAATCTATAATAAAAGTGTATGGATAGTCCAATATATGGAATTGCTGTATTTAACGATGATAAAATTAAAGGCGTTGTTCGATTTACTGAGGATTTAGAAACGAATCAAGTAAGACTTGATGTTGGAATAAAGGGATTAAATCCAAATTCGCTTCATGGTTTTCATGTTCATGAAGCTGGAGACTTAACAGATAAATGCACTAGCATGTGTTCTCATTTTAATCCATATGGAAAAAAACATGGTTGTCCAGGAATGAAAGAGAGACACGTAGGAGATTTGGGAAACTTAAAAACAAATAATAAAGGTGAAGCATTTACTACGTTTTATGATGATGTTATTAAACTTAGAGGAACTAAATGTAATATTATTGGTAGAGGGTTAATAATTCATGCTGATGAAGATGACTGTGGAAAGGGAGGAAATACTGAAAGCTTAAAAACTGGTAATGCCGGAAAAAGAATAGCGTGTGCTGTTATTGGTTATTCAAAAGAAAATTTTCAGCATTAATTTTTTTCATAATAAGCTGAGTATAAAAATACTATTCCAACAATAAAACCCATAAATGATGTTATATATTTTACTGCTTTTGTAGATAACGCTGCTTTCTCTCCAGCAACAAATTTAGAACCTATAAAACTTCCTAACATTATAGTTAATAATAAAATGCCACCTAGCATAAAATTTATTTGTTTTGACTTGTAAAATTCATAAACGGAACCTAATGTTATAGGAAATAAATTTAAGAAAAGAACTGCACCTAAATTTGATTTATAATCGCCTATTTTTAATACATCAAGAGCTATTAATACAAGTCCTGTAGGAGCAATTCCTGTTGTACCTAAAAATAATCCACATAATAAACCTAAAATTGATTCAACTAAAAACTGATTCATATATATTAATAGTATAATTTTACTTAATATATATTATTTTTTACGACCATATTTACAATATTGCCTTTGAGAGAATCCTTTAGGACTGCGGCAATTAATACTACGTTTATATTTTGCTGACCATTTACCACCAATTTTTCTTCTAGTTTTTCCTCCTGTTTGTTTTGTTTTTTTATTTGTTTTTTTATGATTATTATTATTTTCTTTATTTTCTTTTGATTTAATCCATTCAACAAAAGAATCTATTGTTCGGTCTTTACTTTTAATATCACTGTCTTCATAATTTTCAATAGTGTTTCCTTTATTTGTGATATATCTCATTGTAGGAAAGCTATTAGGGTGTTTTTTTATATATTTAACATTTTCAAGCAAATCTTTGTCTATATCAACTATAGCAACATCATCTCTATCTTTATATTTACTTAAAACATTTTCAAGCTTTTTCCATTCTGGACGAACAGCATTACATGGGCCACATCCATCCATATAAATTAAAACAAATATCTTATGCTTATGTACAAAATGGTCTAACTTAACTATAACATTTTGGTTTGTATTAGGAAATTGATTAAAATTTTTTTTATCAATATGTAAAAAAACCATTTATATTAAATTAATAGAAAATAAATTATAACATTTTTATCATTATATAATATAATATAATGACATTGTTAACATTTCTATTTATATTGGTATTTCTAATAGGATTATATTTTTATGCAAAAGGAACAAGTAGTAAATATTCAGAAGGTTTAACGAATAATAATTCAAAGCCTCCTAGATGCCCTAATTTGCTTATACAGAAAGGTTCAAGGTTTTATTTGTATAATTCTAATGTAGCACAAGTTCCAGGAGTAAATCCTGTAGAGTTTGATAATTTAGAAGATTATTCTGAGTTTTTAAATTGGCAAAGAAGTCAAAACATAAGATGTCCTGTTTTATATTTACAAGAGACATACGATGCACAGGGTAATCGCGTATATAAGTCTAGACCAAGTGTTAGTGAGCCACAAGCCGGATTGCCTCCGTCTGCTTCACCTCCTGTTGGAATTGCTTCACAAGTACCTCCATTAATGGAATCAGCTTTAGAACCAGTTGGAAATCCAGCTTATCCAAACCCAACACTTTTAGTAGATGCAACAAGAAATGACCCTCCATATAATAAAAATTCATATCCAGCATATGACCAAACCAGTTATTATATTGGAACAACTACGCCTTTAGATGTTATGAATATGAAACAAGAATCGGCATCTATTAGTCCAGACCCAATGGACCCAAATTGGGGAGGAGCTGAATATACCGAAGATTTAGTTAATAAAGGTTATTATAAACAAGATGAAGTGCAAATCTATATCCCATAAAATAATATATAAAAAATATTTTTAAATATTATTAAAAAATTATTGTTTGTCAACAAATTTCATTACATTATTCAATGCTAATTTAGCTTGGTTCATTTCTGCTAATTTTTTTACACTATCTCCAGGATTTTTTTCATCTATTGACAATGCAGTTTTTAACATTAAGTTACTCAATAAATCATCTACATTTAAAACTGCAGTTTCATAATCTGTACGATATTTGCTAATTAAAAATGTATCCTGAAGCTTAATATTTGCTGCTTTAATAGTTGCGCCATATCCTGCTGCATTTCCTGCTATACCATTTGGAGGAGGTGTAACTGTATTTCCTGAAGCATCTGTCATACCTTCTTTAATTCCACTAAAGTTTAGATTACGGAAAAATAAATATAATACAAAACAAATACCTATAAACAAAAATAAATTCATCAATTCTTTCTTCATATACTATATTTTTATTTTTTCAATAGAAACTTTACAATATTTGCTATACTTGTTTTATTTATTTTCCTGACCTGGCCTTTTGTATTTGTAGATGTTATATCTTTTAAACAATCATTATTGGTTTCAATTTCTTTAATCAAATTCGGGAGACTTTTATATTTTTCCATAATAGCTAGTGCTGTCACAGAACTTATACCTGGAATTTGACATAACATAATTTCTCCAATATTATCAGGAGTAATATTTTCCTTTTTGACCTTTTTAATAACACTTACATAATCTTTTTCTGAATCCTCTAAATTATTTATTTTTTCTTCACTACTAGTTTCTTCTTTAATTTGTAAAGGAGTACAATTTTGGTAAAATGCTTTTTTATTAGAAGATTCTTTTTCTAGTTTATAAGCCATATTACAAATCATTGTAGCTGTTTCATCTAATGAAAATGACCTTTGTACTGAGAAACCTTTATAATAATTAAGAGAGAACATTGCAGAATACAGTGTAAGTTTTTCTGTTTGACTATCAGACTTAAAACGATTTACTTTATTTACGTCTCCTTCAATCAAATAAACAACATTATGATTGTGATGATTTAAACCATTTAGTCTATAGGATTGTTCTTCATATCTACCATCTTTAATACTTGCAAATAAATCTGATACTGATTTTCTTTCTATGATTATTTTTTCCTCCTTATCGTCTAAAATAATAATATCTCCGATAGGCAATGTTTCTGATTTAATTGTAAGTTGCTTAAATATAGGTATATTTGAAACTAAATTGTTAACTTTAAACAAAAGGTCTTGCTCACGAGTGTCAATTTTGATAATCATAAGTTATTAAATAATTTAATAATATGTTATTAAATCATTTTAAACAATAAATACATTTGTATAAATATTAGATAAAAGAATCGTAATTTCCTTAACCCATGTTTCCACCAATGGTAGCACGGTATCCATACTTTTGGGTTTGAATAGTTGTGTTAGGAATACAGAACCTAGGAATTGATTGAGGAGCTCCAATTAAGTTAACATTGCTGCTTAAATACCATCCAACGCGTGGGGCAAGACCAGCTTTCTTGGGACCACCACAAACATTTTGACGATTAACGATTGACGCTTGATTGCGTGCAGATTTAGATCCACTCATGTAAACCATTTTATAATTTACAATAATATTTTATTTTTTTCAATTCCTAAAAAATAATATAATTGTAAAAGATATAAAGTTATCTAAAGATATATAGTACAATGACTGAAATAAAATTATCACACGACGACGATATTACTAGAACCGATGAAGGATTAGTATTTAATCCTTATAATCCTCTAAATGTTAAGATTACATTGAGCGAAGTTCAATCTATTCTTTCTAAATATGGAATACCTTCTAAAGTTCATAATATTTCTCTCTATGAGAGAGCATTTGTTCATCGTTCATATACTAAACGACCTAATTTTGAAAATATACAGCAAAACATAACAATAGTTGAAAGACCGTCCGATTGTATGCCACTTAGCAGTAAATCAAATGAGCGTTTAGAATTTTTAGGAGATGGTGTTCTTGAATGTGTAACTAAATATTTGTTGTATAGGCGTTTCCCTAAAGCGGATGAAGGATTTATGACTGAAAAAAAAATTGCTATCGTTAAGAATGAAGCTATTGGAAAAATAGCACTTGAAATGGGATTATATAAATGGTTAATTTTATCTAAACACGCTGAAGAGAAAAAAATAAGAACTAATTTGAAGAAACTTGGATGTCTATTTGAGTCATTTATAGGTGCTTTGTTTTTAGACTGTAATAAAGTTGTTGTTAAGGATGAAGAAAATTGGTTTCAAGATATGTTCGTAACTGGTCCTGGTTTTCAAATGGCACAAAAATTTATTGAAAATGTGTTTGATAAACATATTGATTGGACTGCTCTTATTCAAAATGATGATAATTATAAAAATATTCTTCAAGTTAAAATTCAAAAAGAATTTAAAGTTACACCTCATTATTTAGAGATTGAACATGATATTGAATTAGGATATAGAATGGGTGTTTATTTATGCTTAGGACAATCTATACATAATGTATCTCATAAAGATTCTGTTGATATTTCATTTTTTAAAAATTTTAAGGCAATTCAAGACTTTGTTCTTGATTCTGGCAAGGCTTTTATATTTATGGGTGAGGGGCAACATAAAATAAAACGTAAGGCTGAGCAAATTGCTTGTAATGAAGCTATAAAATTTATAGAATTAAATACAAACGAAACTAATTAATTATCAGATTTGTAAAATATTAAAAATTTATATATTTAAATTATATAAGCAATGAATCCTTTAGCCGCATTAAAAGAAAAATTAATGATAAAACCAAATGTTGAAGAGAGAGAACGAGTTGCCGTTGTTATAAAAGGAGTTAAAAAACCTAGAAAACCTAAAGCTCCAAAAACAAAAGCAATTCAAAAAGAAGTTGAAGAGGGAGAAGAACTTGAAGAACTTGAAGAAGGCGAAGAAAGTGAAGTAGTTGAGAAAAAACCAATTAAAACAAAAATAGTATTAGAAGATTCAGAAAGTGAAGAAGAAGAAGATAATAAACCTGCTCCTTTAATAGTTGATGAAACACAAAAAGGATACGACCGTATTGCTCTATTAAAAAAATTAGCTGAAAGCAAAAAAACTGCAGTAGTAATTAAACCAATTGTCAAAATATCTGAAGAGAAAAAGGTCTCTGAACCAGTTCCATTACCTATTCCAGTAAAAAAACCAAAAAAAGTAGAGGGTAAAAAATCACTTATTATTGAAGAAGAAGATAATGAAGAAAAACAAGGTGATGAAGAAGAGCCTATAGGAACAAAGAAAAAAGTTGCATTTGAAGGTATTGATGAAGAATCGCCTGAAGAATTTGTTATGAAACCTAAAAAGAAGACAGAAGGAGATGAAGTATTACCAATTGTAGCTCCAAAGAAAAAGAAAAGAATTACCGAAAAACCAGAAAAGGGTGTTGCAATATTAGGTCCTGAAACTCTTGTTGAAATTGGAGATACTGATTTAACTAAACGTTTACCAAAAAAATCACCTCCTGTTTTAATAAAGGTTTCAAGTTATTATATGAATAATAGAGAGATTTTTGTTAATTTTATCAATTCTTTATTTGAACCTTATCGTAGAGAATTAGCAGAAAATAAGGAAAGTATTTCTTGTGATACAATTGGACAAACGTCATCAGATTTCTCTCTACTCACTCATCAAAAGATTGTAAGAGATTATATGAATCTTTATACACCATATCGTGGTTTGCTTTTATATCATGGTCTTGGTTCTGGTAAAACTTGTACATCCATTGCTATTGCTGAAGGTATGAAAGATTCTAAACGTGTTATTATTATGACACCAGCTTCTTTGCGAGCAAATTATATTGAAGAACTTAAAAAGTGTGGTGATTTACTTTATAAAAGAAATCAATACTGGGAATGGATTTCTACTTCTGATAACCCTGAAGCACTTAAAACTATATCTATTTTATTAAATTTACCTCAAGAGTATATTCGTAGACATAATGGTGCTTTCTTTATTAATGTTAAAAAGCGTTCAAACTACGATGACTTAAACGATACTGATAAAAAGGTTCTTGAAGAACAATTAAATGAAATGATTAAACAGAAATATACATTTATTAACTATAATGGTTTGCGTGCAAAAAGATTAGCTGAAATGACATCTGGATTTACAAAAAATATTTTTGATAATTCTGTTATTATAATTGATGAAGCACACAACTTAATAAGTAGAATTGTAAATAAAATAAAAAAGGAGAAACACGTTACAGGTGAAGAAAAAAGAAAGAAGAAAGAAGAAGGAAAGGCAGAAGAAGAAAGCTTATTTGGAGAACAAACTCCTCTAAACCTAGCTACAAAATTATATTACATGTTGCTAAGGGCAAAAAATGCACGCGTTATATTGTTGTCTGGAACTCCTGTAATTAACTATCCTAATGAATTTGGAATACTTTTTAACATTTTAAGAGGATATATCAAAACATGGAAAATACCTTTAGTTGTTAAAACAAATAACAAAATTGATAGAGAAACTCTTAAAGATATGTTGCTTGGAGAGAAATCATTAGATTATATTGATTATACACCTTCTAGTAAAACATTAACTATTACTAGAAATCCTTTTGGATTTAAAAATAAAATAAAAAAAGAATCAGGGTACCAAGGTGTTTCAAATATTAAAAAGGATGAAACTGGAGAAAGTGTTGTCGACACAGAATTTAGTTCTGATGATGATTTCGAGAGAAAAATAATCAGTATATTAAAAAGAAATGATATTGATATAATTCCTCAAGGTATTGAAGTTATTAATAGAAAAGCGTTGCCTGATAATTTGGACACATTTTTATCACGTTATATTAATGACTCGGATAAAAAACTAAAAAATGTTGATGCTTTAAAAAGGCGTATTTTAGGATTATCATCTTACTTTAGAAGTGCTCAAGAAAGTTTATTACCTAAATATAATAAACAATTAGGAGTAGATTATCATATTGTTAGAATTCCAATGAGTGATACACAATTTAAAATTTATGAATCGGCGCGCATTGAAGAAAGAAAATCAGAAAAAAAACAAAAAGCTCCATCTGATACCGCTGATTTATTTGATGAAAAATCATCTACATATCGTATTTTTTCACGTTTATTTTGTAATTTTATTATGCCAGAAAGACCTATTCCAGAAGGTAAGAAAAAAAAGAAGGAAGGTGATGAGGAAGATAAACCGGAAGAGACATCTAAAATGGCAGAAATAATTAAAGAAGGTTCAAGGGCAGAATCTAGACAAGATGTTGAAGATGAACGCGAAGGCGAAATTGAAGGTGATGAGATTCTTGAAGCAATTGGTGGAGAAAATTATAAAGAACGTCTAGATAGAGCAATTAAAAATATTGAAGAACATTCCAGTGATTTTTTAACACCAGAAGCTCTTCAAACATACAGTCCTAAATTTTTGAACATTTTAGAAAATATTCAAGACCATGATAACCAAGGATTACATTTAGTTTATAGTCAATTTAGAACAGCTGAAGGTATAGGCATTTTTAGTTTAGTTCTTGAAAAGAATGGGTTTGCAAGATTTAGAATTAAAAAAAATCATTTAAATGTCTGGGAAATTGATATTCCTGAAGTTGATGAAGGTAAACCAACATATGCTTTATATACAGGAACTGAGACAAGTGAAGAAAAAGAAATGTTAAGACATATTTACAATGGTGAATGGGACCAAATACCAGATAGTATTGGAAACGTATTAAAATCTAAATATCGCAATAACAATATGGGTGAGGTAATTAAAGTTTTTATGATTACATCATCCGGTTCAGAAGGTATTAATTTAAGAAATACACGTTATGTTCACATTATGGAACCATATTGGCACCCTGTTCGTTTAGAACAAGTTATAGGTCGTGCAAGACGTATTTGCAGTCATAAAGATTTACCAAAAGCTCTTCAAACTGTTGAAGTTTATGTTTATATTATGATATTTTCTGAAGCACAACTAAAATCTGATGAAGCAATTGAATTAAAAAGAAAAGATTTAAGCAAAGCAATACCACATGTTCCAATTACAAGTGACCAATATCTTTTTGAGATATCAGAAATAAAAGCAAATTTAACAGGACAATTAACAGATGCAATTAAAGAATCTGCCTTTGATTGTTATGTTTATCAAAATGGTAAATGTGTTAATTTTGGCGACCCAACAAATGACAAATTTTCTTATGTTCCTGATTATGCTGAGCAACAAAATGATACAACTGTTAAAGCAAATAAAAAGGCAATTGAATGGGTTGGAAAACCAATTGAAATTAATAGGGTTCAATATATATATAAAAGAGTAAGTAGGGATGTTTTGGACCTTTATGATAAAGACACATATATAAGAGCTCTCGAAGACTCATCTATTCAACCTTTAAAAGTTGGCACATATGAGATTAATGAAAATGGAGATAGAGTTCTAAAATTAATAACATAAAGAAATAATAGTTTCAATAATTATTCTATCATCTTCAGTTAAATTTGAATTATAATCACTAATTCCTTGGCCAATTGATGCTATAGATTTATTATAACACCTCTCGTAAAATTTTTTAAAACTTTTAAATAATTTTATATTGTTCTTATCTTTAAATAAAATAAACCTTAAACTATTATTTCTCAATCTAATACCATAATTATTAGTAGTTGAATTAATACTATTAATTATACTTAATAGTAATGTAGTTAAAATCCATATTTTCATATAATTATAATATAGTAATCTATTTATTTTGTTTTAATAAATCAATTATCATATCAATTTTATTATTAATTGATTTAATTTCTTTTTCTAAGTTAGTTATTCTATCTTCATTTGTTGTTTCATGTAATTCAAGTGTTATATTGTTTTCTACTACTTCTTTCTTATTTACCTTTTTAAGTTTATTGAATATATTCTGTTCTTCTTCATCAGCTAAGACAAAATTACTATGAGTTTCTTTATTATCGCTCCATGATACATTTTTCTTTGGTGAAATAATTTTATTTGTTTCCAAACCTTCAGAACTATATTCTTCTATATTATTCAAAAATTTGAATCTACTGTAATTTTGCGATTGTTCTTCGTTTGACTTTTGTGGGGCTAATTTTTCATTTTTGAGTGAAGTTTCTTGGGACTTTAACCAATTATTAGTTTGTGTTATATCAGAATTGTAATTATGATTTATTTGTTCAACATCATAGTTTCTTTTAGCTGTCATTTCTTTAAGAATTTTATCCATTTCTGATATAGGTTTGTCTTCATATTTATCAGAAAACTCAGGAACAGGTGGAACCTTTACATTTATACTATTTTCAAATTCTTGTTGACGCTCTTGTAAATCTTTTTCAAATTGCGTTTTGCGTTCATTTTGAATCTCTTCGGCTGTTATATGTTGTTCTTTAACAGGTAATTCGTCATAAATTTTAATTTTACTAGGTTGATAAGGATATGTTTTTTTAATATGATTAAGAATAAGAAGAATATATTTTTTATTTAATTCAATCAAGTTATTCATTCTATTTCTCTCTGTTTCATAAAATCCTTTTATGTTTTTGGAAAATAAATCTGCAATTTTACTTTGAATATCTCTTGATAAAAATTTAAAAATTTCTTCGTCGCTTATAACATCCCAAAGCATTTCAAGATTTTCTTTTAATAAAAAACTATTTGTACTCATTAAATATATAAATATAGTATGTTATTTTTATATATTTTTATAAAGAATCATTAAAGTAAATATGTCTAAATTTATTCATATATTCGTCTTTTAAAATGTGTGTTTTTAAATAATGTTCTGTCATTTTGTCTTCAAGCATATGAACAATAAAATATAAAGAATAAATTCCACATTCAGTATTACCATATTGATGTTCAATACCTTCATTGCTATCGAATTTAAAAGTTATTTTATTTTTTAAATTTAATCCTTGCTCTATAATACGGTTTACTAATGCCATTATTTCATCAGAAGGTTTATCTCCAGTACTGTCAAAGAAAAATATTTTCTTTTTCTTGATATTAATAAACATTGAAATCCAATGTTGACCAGGTTTATTATGTGGGTCAGTATTAAATATAATTCCTATTTTGTTTTTACCACTTTTAATTTGGTCTTCTAAACTAAAATTACACAATTCATCCCAAACACATTCACCATATAATTTTCTTGTATCAAAATCAATAGGTGATGGGCCAATAAAATCAAAGCATTTATAAGCTTTTTCGTATTGTTTCATAACATTTATAATGTCGACACTTGAAAGCCATTCATTTGGATTTTTTTTCCATTCGGGAGGTGATTCAGGTGCAAAAGAATCAGCCATATAACTTTCAACTGGACCAAAATCTGCTTTTTGTCTTATCCAACATGATTCTTTATTACAAACACCACTTAGTTTTTCACTTATTTGACGATGAATTTCTTTTGGAGAATTTGCTTTTATTTTTACATCAGGATGACGTGCATTCCATAAATCTCTTAATTTATATAATGATTTATTTGTGTAGCATGTAAATTCATTTAACTCACCTTTTGGTTTAGGACTGCAGTTTAGTTTTTGAAGCTTTACTGTTTTATTTTTATATTTTTTTCCACCAAAATATTTTTTATTTTTATGTGTTTTTGCATAATTATTTTTCTTCATTTTTCTTTTTTGTGTTTTTGTCTTCATAAATATTAGTGATATTATTCTTTTTTAAACCTTTATTTTTTAATTCCGGGTCGTTTAAATTAATCTCTCTTTGTTGTGGTAATACAATGTTTTCTTGTTTTTTCTTTGTGTATGTTCTTTTAACATATTTATCTAAAGTAGGGACATCAATTTTTATTGAACGCAATAAAAGTTTATCAGCTTCTAAACTTGTAGATAAATTTGCAGATAAATCAATATTTATATCACTACAATTATGTAGTGAAGTATCGACATCTTTGTATTCAGATTGAATTATATCATTGTTGTCGATTGTCTTAAAGTAGTGTATTGTAGAATTTATAAAATTATCATAAGCATATTTTACATCAGGAAGTAAATTTTCTGGAATATTACCACTTATCATTTCCTTAAATAAGTTATATGTGCGTTTACGATAGAATTTTCTATCCTCCTTATTTTGTTGCTGATTTTTTTTGCTTCTTAAGTGTGTTGAATACATTTCTTTATTTAAAAGACAATCTAATGTTATTTGGTTTACAAAAGCTTCTGACATATAATATTTTTTTATAAAAACCAAAATTAAATAACTTATTTATTTTATAAAAAAATTGATTTAACAAATTATAACTATAAAAAAGTATAATACATATTGAAACAACATGAGCATCTTTAAGACAACTAAATTTATAAATTTTCACAATAATACTTCTGAAGTTATTATTCTTGAAACTTGGACAGATGTTATGCCCGGATTATCATCATTTAAATCAAAAACTGTTGGCCCGGGAGAAAAGCTTGCAATTTATAGCAGCGTAGGTGAATGGCATATATCCAATAATTCATATAGAGATATTGGTAAATTTAGGTCTGACCCTTGTGCATCAGGAAATTATTCATGGCTTGAAAATGAAGATTATAAATGCGTATATACTAAAACAAGTGGAAATGAAAATGATATTATTGGATTAATTACATTTTCTAAAAAATGATATCTAACATGATTGCTTAGTTAAATCACGTACTTGACATCTTGTATTATTATTAAATAATCCAGAGCCTACTATTTCATGGTCTGGATTTGGATTAAATTGTGGGAAATTTTCAGATTGAAATAATAGCTCATGAGGATTTGGAGTTTTAATAGTTTTAAACTTATATTCATATAAATCACTTCCACTATTAGGAACATAATCAGCTTGGCTACATTTTTGAAGGGCAAAAACTTGGTTTCTTAATTCTGATTCTAAATTAATATTTGATGCAAATCCAGACCAAGGAGATGTAGTATTTCCTGGATTGAAAACCTTATTAACATTATATGTTGGCATTTGTTGAAGTGGAACATTTATTGGTTTTCTAGGGTCTACTATTGGAAAGTATGAATATTTTGTCATAACAGGACGAACATCAATGTATGGTTGCAATATTTGCGATGGAATATTTCTATCGTATATTCTTTGATTTGTTTGTTTATGAATATTTGATACACATTCTTGCGATTGCTTATAAGTATTTTCCATTTTGATATATTTATATATTATTTTTTATTTTTTAAACATTTATATAAAATATATAAAGGTTAACCAATAATATAATAAATAATATGTGCGGGATATTTGCTCTTCTAAATTATAATAATAATGATACAGATACGATTTATGAAGAATTTATGAAAGGACAGAATCGAGGACCTGAATTTTCTAAATTAGATAATCGCTTTATGAAAATGATTTTAGGTTTTCATAGATTAGCTATTAATGGTTTAAATGATGAATCAAATCAACCTCTAGTTATTAATGATGTTATTTTAATATGTAATGGAGAAATATATAATTACAAACAATTATATAAACATATGGATATTGAACCTAAAACCGGGTCTGATTGTGAAGTTATAATTCATCTTTATCTTAAATATGGAATTGAACAAACCCTTACTATGTTGGATGGTGTTTATGCGTTTGTATTATATGATAATCGTATAAGTGAAAATTTGAGTAATAAGGTTTTTGTTGCTCGTGACCCTTTTGGAGTAAGACCTTTATATTATTTAAAAAACCAAAATAACATACATAATTTATATTCACTATATGGTTTTGCTTCAGAACTTAAATGTCTTGAAAAAATATATAACTCAAATAATTATCATTACAGAATTGAACAATTTCAACCTGGTACTTACAGCATATTTAATTTATCTTCTAAAGTACAATCATTATGGGAAGTTGAAAAAGAAAATATTCCATATTTTATTCCAAGTTTTTCACATAGTTGGTTAATAAATAATGAAACTGAAAGTATATTTGTTAATAATTTATGGTCTAGAATATCAAGTTATTTAAATGCAGCTGTTAATAAAAGATGTCTTACAACTGAAAGACCTATTGCTTGTTTATTATCTGGAGGACTTGACAGTAGTTTGATTGCTGCATTGGTAAATAATTATTATAAATCTCAAAATTTGCCAAATAAATTAGAAACATATAGTATTGGTCTAAAAGGCTCAGAAGATTTAAGATATGCTCGTATTGTAGCAGATTATTTGGAAACAAAACATGTAGAAATTATTGTCACTGAGGAAGAGATGTTTGATGCTATTCCAGAAGTTATACAAGCTATTGAAAGTTATGATACAACTACTGTTAGAGCAAGTATTGGAAACTATTTACTTGGAAAATACATTTCAACTCATTCAGAAGCAAAAGTTATTTTCAACGGAGATGGTTCTGATGAATTGCTTGGTGGATATCTTTATATGAATAAATGTCCTGATGATATTGAGTTTGATAAAGAAACAAGACGATTATTAAAAGATATACATTTGTTTGACGTTTTACGTTCAGATAAATCAATTTCTTCTCATGGTCTTGAGCCTAGAACGCCATTTTTAGATAGAAGTTTTGTTAATTTTATTCTTTCAATTCCTACACATTTTAGAAATCACAAAAATTATATATCTACTAGTGTTGAAGGGTGTCTTGAAAAATATATTTTAAGAAAGAGTTTTGCAGAATATAATTTTAGAGACCATAATGAAAGACAAATTCTTCCAGACTCAATTCTTTGGAGAAAGAAGGAAGCTTTTAGTGATGGTGTTAGCTCACATGGACGCTCATTGTACCAAATTTTACAAGAAAAAATTGCTGAAAAGTTAAATTCTGGACAAGACAATGAATATATAACCTTTGAAGCTGATATTAATACAGAAAAAATGTATTATAAAGATATTTTTGATAAAGCTTATCCAAATTGCTCACATATTTTGCCCTATTTTTGGATGCCAAAATATACAAATGCTATTGACCCCAGTGCAAGAACACTTGATATATATGAAAAAACTTTATAAAAATTTAAATATATAAATAGTATATAAATGGTTTTCAACAAAAAATTAAATGATTTTCAAGAGAGAATTTTTGATATTTTCATATATTTTTCATATTTTTTAATTTTAATATCATTTTTTGGGTTTTCAAATACAGCTCCACAATTTTTGCAATCAATGGACTATTACGTTAGAATATATATTTGCTTATTTTTAATATGGCGTTTTAATCCATTTAGAAAAGCAACTACTTTTACTGACTTGGATAGAAAAATAGCATTTAGTGCTGGAATGTTCATTATTACAACAACAGCATTAAATCAATATTTGGTTAGCGTTAGAGAGAAAGTTCAAAAAATAATCGTTAAATAATTATTTATTATTTTTAGATGTTTTATTCCTTTTATTTCCTCTATTTTTAATTGTTTTATTTTTTTTGGATTTATTAAAAAATTCTTGTAAATGTGAAATAATATGTTTGCCTAAAACTTTATCTACATCATATTCTTTTTCATCTTTATCAATACATTCATATTTATAAAGTTTTATATTTTCCAACATTTTTTCTTCAAATTCAAGTTCATTATCAATTATCTTTTTACCAATTTGACTTTCACTAAATTTTTTTAACATATAATTAAATTGCAAATCATGATAATAGGGCTTTACATTTATATAATATATGTTTTCGTTTGCCATCTCAGGATAATATGTATCATCTAAAAAACAAATTTCGGCACTAGAAGGAATTTTTGTACATTTAATAAAGTCTTTATGTGTTTTATTATGTGTTGTTCTACAAATTTCTACCCTTTTTCCATTTATTTTAAAAGCTGCTATTACTTGGTCAACTAATTTATAATTTATTTTTTTCTCAAAATATTCTATTATATGATGTGCCCATTCACGTGGTCCATTGTTATTTGTATATATCATCATTTTATGGCAACAATTTGATTTCTTCCTCTCCTTTAAGTATGTTAAAATATTTATTATATTTGGCCGCAAAAATTCAGGATATAAATCTAAAATGTCATTAAAATCTGATTGTTCTAGCTTTGAGCTACCTTTTGATTTCAAATAATTTGATAAACTATCCCAAAATATTCCAAACTCTGTAAAATAACCCAAAGTTTCATCTAAATCGAATACAACTATTTTCATTGCTAATATATATTTAGAAATATCAATTTGAAAATATCTTAATTATAAATTTATGGATAATAACAATGATGCCCAATTTGTTGATTTTATGACTTGTCCTACATTGAATGAGCTTATGCAAGATTCTCAATGCGAAGTTGATAATAAATTATTATATAAAAAACTTGTTGAATTACAAAATGAAATTAGAGAAATAAGATTAGAAATGAAAAATCTAATTTATTATAAACAAATTTATTACCCAACTCAAATGTATCAAAACAACGTTTATTCAAAAATTTCACCAATAAATAATGCAAAAAAACAGATTTAATAAAGTTTATTATTTTATTTGTAAATATTAGGAGAACCGTATGTCTGAATTAACTAATACTGATTATAAAAAAATTTTAGACTTTTATAAAGAAGCAATACCAAAATCAAACCGTTTATTAAAATTGCAAGCAGAGAAATTATTATCTAATAAATTATGCCGCTGCATTAAAAAAGTTGATAAGGAAAATGAAGCTCGTGCTATTGGTATATGTACTAAAACCATCATAAATAATAAAGGATATACTCGTGGTAAATTTAAATGCAAAGGAAAGTCTACAATAAAATTACTTAAAAATAAAAAAAACAAAACTAAAAGAAATATAAAATAATTATTCAAAAAGAAGATTAATTATATCAGATTATTATATGAATAATAAACAATTTGATATAATTATAATTGGTAGTGGAATGTCTGGACTTTATAGTGCTTATAATATAAAAAAAACGTCCCCAGATACATCTTTTTTAATACTTGAAAAATATAAAAAACAATGGATAGGAGGAAGAACAAGTAATGAAATATTTTATGGAACTCAAATTGTTACTGGTGCAGGAATTGGTAGAAAAGATACTAACCCACTTTTAATTAAATTAATGAATGAATTAAATATTGATTATTCAGAATTTAAATCTATCATGAATTATTCTAATTTATTAAAACCAATAGATATTGTTAAAATAATTGATAAATTAAGAATAGAATATAAAAAACACCCTGAATTACATAATGCAACTTTTAAAGAATTTTTTATTAAAGTTTTAGGTATTCATTTATACAAACAATTTATATTAACTGCTGGTTATACTGATTATGAGAATGCTGATATTAAAGAAACATTATATAATTATGGTATGGATGACAATAAAGGTGGTTGGACCGGTTTACATATTCCTTGGAAAAAAATGGTTCATAAATTATATCAAGAAATTGGTAAGCAACACTTTAAATTCTCATCTGATGTTATACAAGTTAATAAAATTAAAGATAAGCCTTGTTTATTTGAAATAAAAACTGAAGATAATAAAATTTATTATTCAAATAAAGTAATAATTGCAACTACCATAACAGGAATTAAAAAACTTGTTCCTGGAGCTTCAAATAAAAATAGTTTATATCAAGAAATTCATGGTCAACCTTTTTTAAGACTTTATGCTAAATTTGATAAAAAATCTTCCGAAATTATTAAAAAATATGTTCCAAATTATACAATAGTTCCTGGGCCTTTACAAAAAATAATACCTATGGATGCTAATAAAGGGGTTTACATGATTGCTTATAGTGATAATAATAATGCAATACTTTTAAAAAACCACTTAAAAAATACACCGGAAAATAGAAATTTATATTCAGAATTAATTGAAAAATCACTCGGAATTAAAGAAAATAAACTTAAAATTATTGAAATTAAAGATTTTTATTGGCCAATTGGAACCCATTATTATGAACCATTAAATAATAGTTTTGAGAACAGAGATGATTTTTTAAATGAAGTTCAACACCCTGAAAAAGGAATGTTAGTAGTTGGTGAAGCCGTCAGCAGATATCAAGGTTGGACCGAAGGCGCTCTTGAAAGTGTTAAAACAGTTTTAACAAAACATTGGATTAATAAATCTTGTTAAAATAAATAATATGAATGATAACCAATTGAAGCAAAACCTAACATTAATAGTATTTCAAAATATAATCTAGCAGTTTTTTCACCATTATACCCAATATAAATCAATAAAGGACCAACTATAAATATATGTATCAAATTTACCCAAAAACCTTTTCCTAGTTTAATATAATTATATGTTTTATAGATATGATATAATACTATTATTATACCTAACCAAAATAAACCAGTAAATAAACTTTTAGGAATCTTATCTCTATTAATACCAACATAAAGAAATAGACCACCAACTATTATTATGTGAAATATGTGAACTAATTTTTCAATATCCATATAAAATATATATTATTATATTTTCTTTAAATAATATATAAATGAACAATTTTAATTATGAAAATACTGAAGTTAAATTGCAAAATGGTGGTAAAATAATCCGTAAAGTTTCAATTAAAAATGGTAAAGGCCATAAAAGTGTAACTAAATATCATAAAGGGAAAAGAGTTTATTCTATTAAAAAATCTATACACAATTCACATATTAAGTGTATTAAAAAAGGAAAATTTATTCCTGGATTATTTAAAGATTGTAATAAATATACACGTAAAAATAAATATTAATATATTTAATAAATTTAAATACATAATAAATATATAATTATGGATTTAAAGTTTGATGATGACAGTTCTTTTTCTAAAAATACAGTTACTATTTCAGTTCAAAAAAGAAATGGAAGACAATGTATTACAAGTGTGACTGGGATGGCAGAAGATTTAGATTTAAAAAAAATAATATCTTATTTAAAAAAAAAATACAATTGTAATGGGTCTATTATAAAAGATGAACAATTTGGAGAAGTTATTACCTTAACTGGCGACCAAAAAGAAAACGTTTATAACTTTCTTATTGGTGAAGAAATTAATAAAAAGGATGAAATTATCATAAAAGGTGTTTAAATATTAATCATCGTATAATGAAATGACTCAAAATCATCTAAAAATAGCTCATTTAATTTTTTTATTGTTCTACCTTCTAATACTACATCATCTGAACCACTAGTATTTGATACATTAACTTTTTTTATTGGATGAATAATATCTTTGAAACCAATTTTATTTAAAATTAATCTAAAATCATCTTCTAAATGTTCAAATCTTCCTATAATATCAACACCACATAGTGAATTTATATCTTGAATATGTTTTTTTTGGCTCATGAAAACATGGCCATACTCTATATCAGATATGTTTTTAAAAAGACCTGGATTATTTAAATAATCATAAATATTAATATTTCTATTAAATATAATATTAAAATGTTTCCAACCCGATAAAACTCTTGAATATGGATTACGAATAAAACAAAATTTTGTATAAGTATTCCATTTTTCTTCATTCATGTTCATTTCATTATTAAAATATTCACTTGTTTTACAATATATTAATAATCCAATTACTTTATTAAATAAAGATTTATCATATAGAGCATTTCCAGTTAATATTTTAGGTAAAAATGAAGTTTTACATATTAAATCATGGTCTGGTCTTCTATAAGCAATTAAATCTAAATAACTTGTAAATCCATAATATTTTACAAGAGTCGGTCCAATATATGTACCACCTGTTTTTGGTATATGAATAAAAATTGCTTTCTTATCGTGATTAATATATATCATTATGTTTATTTAACTGCGTTATTTATTTAAATTATTATAACCAATTATTTTATTAAAAAAAGAATTTTGTTTTATGTAATTTACTACAAAAATTTTTGGTTTAATAATTATCGTTTGAGTCATTAAATTTTTTCTTAAATGCATTTATTTAAATTTTATATTTAAAATTACTTAATTTTCTGCAATTATTATAAAATATATGTTTAAATTATGATTATTAAATATACTTGCTCCTTAGGCAAATTTTGTCACACTGCTAATATTTTAAAAAGAAATAAATTAAAGTTATGTTCATATCCATTTGATTGGATTTTTTCAAATTGTGCAATGATTTTACATTGTTTGGAAGATAATTTTAAAAAATTTTT